CTTGAGGGTTTCGATCCTTCAGAATTGATGAGAGAGTATCAAGAAGAATTTGGGGAAGATGGAGAAGAGAAATGAGCAAAGATACAAAAGGTAATCACTCATCTCCAAGTGAGGATAGTTTGGAACTAAGAATCAAAGAACTAGAAGAAGAACTTGCAACGGCGAACCACTGCTGGAAAGAGTGCAGCGATCGGCTTGATTGGCTGGAAGACAGAATCGCACCAGAAAATGCAGGAAAATCATTTGTGATTGAACTTTGTGACGACTATCGAGATAGGTTCTTCGAAATCGAAGAAGACACTGTTTACATCTCAGCCAACGGAAGATCAAGAGCAGCAAAAACTGCGAGGATAAAGAAGATGAAAGTCGGTGAAGATTTTGAAGGCAACAAATAAAAAGACCATTGACATTGAACGTCAAGATGGTTATGCTTATGTGAGTCAATGAGAGACGGTGATCTTGTCAGATATAGAATATGCACCTGGCATGTTGAGCCAAAGAGATATACTGACTGGAAAATAGGATTACTTTTCAAATACGATAAATTGATGAAGATGGCAGAGATCGTAAGCCCAGAGGGTGAACTGATTCGCATCCGTGCAGCAGATGTACAACTTGTACAAAGGGCAAAAACAAAAAAGAAATTTACTTGACATACACTCTATCCGTGCTATTATAAGATGTAAGGAGAGAGCGATGTCGGTTCAAGACCATATTGAAAATATTCTCAATGCCCAAGGTAAGATCGCTATTGACTTTTGGAGTGCCGCCATTTGCGAGCACCCTCAAGATGCCAAAGCCATCTTGCATGTTGTTGGTGATCATCTTGTAGAAAACTCTAACTGGCTGTAGGAGAGAGACGTGAAACCGAAGTTCAAGGAACTCATTAACATTATCGTCGAGAACACTAACCCGTCTATGTCTCGTGTGGAGGCATGGGAGGCGGTTACTGTCGTCGTCCCAGAATTGACCTGGGAAAGTTTCAAGCGCATCCAGCCTCTGGCGGAACGGAAGCGCAAGTGAGCAACGAGTGGCGTAAAGAGCTTAGAGTGGGCGACCTCGCACCAGAAACAAATGCCTCCATCAATTTGCTAAGTGGGTTAGACGGGCTAACCACTCCAACATACTTCCAATATTACGATGACACAGAGAAAGAGGTCACCGACTGGCTCGGTCAATATCATCAACCCTGCCACGAAACCATAGGCAAATCACGACCAGCAAACGCCCACAGAGTCGGCAACAAAAGAAAAACCTTGACAAATAACCATTTCAAAGGTAATGTGAGTTAGAAGATAGGAGACAGAAATGTCAGAAGTAAGTATCAGACGCTTGGACAACGGGTGGATTCTGACCCAATACAATCACGACGATGACGATGTGGTAGGCCCGCTCTCTACGGTTCATGAGGACCCAGCCACTCATTCCGACCCACGAGCAAACGAAGCGGAAAGCCTCGCAAACCTATTCTACGAAGCCTTCCCTGGCTTGATGTTTATGAAGCATCAAGCGGGGTTAGAGATCGTCGTCCATTCTGGAGGACGAGAGACTCAGGAACTTGAAACGGAGCGGGACAACTCAGAACCAGATTTCTTGCTCCCTCAGGTGGTCGGACCTGACCCCAGCTTCGCCCGGGCGCTGGCTGCCGATTGGGGCAGAAGTGCCGACGACGTCAGTGGGATCTGCGACGGATGCGGACAACATAGAGAAAACCTTTCAGTCGTCAAAACCAGCAATTTATCAGGCATCACCATGTGTGGTGGGTGTGGTGAACCAAAAAAGGACATCTTTGGCGACGACGGCGAAATGTTCATCGCTTGGCGCTACGGACAAATCAAGGTAGATGAGGGGGACAACGGCGAACCCATCTATCAACTCTCGGAGGTCTATATAGACGAAGACGGCGAAGCCCACTCGTGGTGCGAAGCCACCCCAAACGACATCGAGAGTTTGAAGATGGCGCTCAACGACTTGGAAAACCACAAACCCATCACTAAATTTTACGAGACGGGCACCTTTGAGTGGGTCAGTCCGAATATCGACTATACCAAGGACACAGGGTGGGTCTGGACGGAGAACAAAGGCGAAGAAGATGAATGATTACTCCTCCGACGCCCACCTATCACCCGGCGACCTTGTGGAGTGGAGACACCCCGCCGACTCCAACGAGAACAAAGAGTGGTTTAGTTGGCGATCCGGCCTCAAAACAGGGTTAGTTGTCTCAACTCGCATTGCCGAGGTCGATGTTGTTGATGATGACGGCAAATGGGGAGCGTGCATCATCCCTGAGGCCAAAGTCCTGTGGAACGAATCATCAGAGACCAACACCTCTCAGCGCCTCCTCACCAAAATCACAGCAACAAAGAAAGAGAGATAAGATGAGAGCCACAAGTCTCAAAAACATCCGTATTAGTACCGAAGAACTCAAAGAGATCATCATCGCCTATCTTGTGTCCAACGACCACGACACCCTCGCCAACCACCTCAATCAAAACGAGTGTGTGATGGGTTTCATTTTGGGCGACCTCCTAATCTCAATTGACGGCGAGGTGGAAGATGCAGATCGGTGACCTCGTCAAACTCGCCTTCCTCAGTCCCGACGGCTACGGCTCCCCTGGTCTCGTCGTGAAGCAGTTAGAGGACAACTACTGGCAAATCCTCGTCCAGGAACACATCAGCCTCATCGATGAGATGGCTGCCAGCCACTACGATGTCCATGAAGCCGACCTAATCGTCGTATCCTCCACCGAAACTTTCTCGGCACCAAAAGAAAACTAACAACAAAATGAAATACAAGGACTTCAACATGATCATCAAAGAATATGAAAAGATGGCTGAGAAGAGTGTCAGGGACGGAAAGCCAGAGTACGCCGAGATGTGTTATGTCATCATTGAAGACCTAAAACTCCTCTTCAAGCGAGGAAACAGCAACTGCGACAAGAGGGGTTGGGACGTGGAGGAGTAAAAGGGAGTAGAGTCACTATTTATTATGTGAACCTAACCACTCAAACCCAAGGACCCAGATTAATGCTGAGCACCAAGACCAAGAAGCAAATCGTCGAGCAAACCATCAAGATCCTCAAGGAGCGGAATCTCGACAAATTCCCAAAGGAGTTATCCAAGTGGGTTACTGACGCCGATCAAGCGAAGAAGGTCACAACGGCGGGATTGGAAGATGGGAACGAGAGCGACGACAAGGTCGCCGTCAAGTCGCAGGCTTTATTCCCAGTGTCTGAACTCAGGCCCTCGCAGACCTCTATGAATATTCAGAAAGCCATGGGCTTTGTCATCTCTATGATCCGAGGAAAGATGTCCCTCGGTGGCGACCTTGGTGCATTCATCAGTAGTGACAAGTTCATTATGGACGGACATCACAGATGGATCTCGACGGCGATGGTTGATCCCACTAAGCCTGTCGGAGGCTTCTTGGTTGATATGCCTGGCGCAGATTTAGTGAAGGTGCTCAACGCTATGACGGTCGGGCGCTTCGGCGAACTCGAAGGCAAGCCCGCCAGCGGGGGCTTCGAGCAATTTGAGGAAGCATCTGTAAGAGAGACTCTCACCAAGTTCGCCAAGGAAGGTATTGACGGGAAATTCCCCGTAGAGTCAGCCGTTGTTCTATCTGCTTTGGAAGAGTGGACGGGACAACAAGGCGACGAAGCGATCAAGTCTGCTGGCGACAAGATCGTCAGCAACCTTTCCGCCCTAACTCTCTCTGTTCCCCCGTGGGCACCAGCCCGCCCAGATATGCCCGTGATCGACGAACCAAACGTTCCCAGCGCTGTCTCTGCTCTTTCGCAGGGTGAGATCGACTGGAACGACCCAACAGCACAAGGAGAAAGAGATGCCTAAAATAGACAAAGTATTAGGAAAGTGGTCTTCACGCAAACTGATGGTGTGGTCCACAAGCACCTTGATGCTCTACCTAAACCAGATCAACGGCGACCAGTGGGTAGCAATCTCACTCGCCTATGTTGGGATTCAGGGATTCGCCGACATTGCTACCAAATGGAAGCATGGTAAGTAAGTGCTAAACCGAATCAAACAGAAACTCAACGAATACGGACTAAAAGTCGCCCTCGCCACCTTTACCCTATTCCTTGCCCTCTATTACCTCTATCGCCTCGTAAAGCCCGCTCCAAATGAGACAAAACGCATAAAAGAGATCTTCACCGACCTCACAATCAAGACCAAAGAAGCCGAGACCATCAGCCGGCTACAAAAAGAGAAGATAAAGGCAGTAAAAGATGTCTACATCAAACAACTAGAAACGACCAAAGAGATAGACGACCGAACAGAGAGATTAGAAGCCCTCATTCGTATCAGAAAGGAACTTGATTGAAAGTTTTAGCAATAGCCCTAATTTTATCAACAGGGACAACAACCCAAGCAGGCGAAGTAACCTATTTCGACGACAGACCAGCATCAGTATTGGTTGGGAACTCAAAATACATAGGCATTCTAGTCAGCGAGCAGTCCTATCGGAAACTCCTGAAAGCCAAGATCGACGACAGAGCCAAATTTCAGGAGTGTGAGGTTGATCAACAGGTCTGCATGAGTATCCTTGCCTCCACGAGAGAAGCCAACAAGGAGCTGAAATCCATTATCAGCAAGCGAAGTGGCTGGTTCGAGCGAAATCGTGGCTCAATCGCCTTTGTCACGGGGATCGTCCTCGGCGGCGCAGCGGTGATCGCCACAACCAAAGCAGTTTATCAAGGACAATAATATGACAAAAGTAGATTTAGACCAGATAGCCCACCTTGAGAAGTTGTTCGCCGAGGAGTACGGAGAGCAGTCCGTCAAGGACTTCCGTGCGGAGTGGAGCCCCGAGCGAGAAAAGGAATATTTGGCTCAACTGAAGCGCCAAACCCGACGAGATAACGACGGAGAAATGAAGAAGGTGGAGGTCGAGGGCGTCATGATCACCGAGCGTGCTTTGGGGCGTAAAACCGCCCGAGTGTGCCCTGTTTGTGAAACTTATTCTTTTTCGGGAAGGGACGACCTATTTATGAATAGGTTTGCCTGTTGCTACGAGTGCCATGTTGAGTTCGTGGACGGCAGGGAAGAGAGATGGACTAACGGCTGGCGACCCGACGAAGGTCGGATCGAGACAGCATTAAAACGGAGAAAGATTTAAATGTCTAACATAGCAGAAGTAATTTCAGGACTAGCCCAAGCGGCAGCAAACGCATTTGACGGCGCTCTTGACGACAAGGGTGAGCCCCTCAAGATCGGTCTTCGCAGAGAAGAGGGTCGTGGCATGTATGAGCGAGCGATGCTTGACGGCTTCAGGGTCCGTTTCGCCGCCAACCAGATGATCGTGACCTACCAGTCGGAGGTCCTCCTCAAGGAGGTCCACCCACGCCATCGCTTCGACGAAGAGATCGAGAGCAAGTTCGCCGACATCCTCAAGTACCTCAAAAAGGAATACAAGGTCATCCGCAAGGAGTCAGTATCCCTCACTCCTGCTGGCGAAACCTCTGTTGCTCTAAACTCAACCTCTCGCATCCGCTCTTGGGTCGAAGCTCGAAAAGCATACACCATCGGCGGGCAAGAAAAAGAAGTAGAGTCAATTAGACAACCATCCGAAGAGGGTCCAGAGAAGAGCTTCAAGAAGTTCCTAGAACTCAGCACGGACAAGAAAGCCGACAACGACAAGGCACCAAAGAACCCAGAAACACCAGAGGGCTAAATGGTTAGAAAAGCGCCCCTGAAACTCTCCAAAAAGGAGATAATGAAGGAGGTGGTCCGATGTGGTCGAGATCCCGTCTATTTCACAAAGAACTATGCGAAGATTTCGGAACCCAAGCGAGGCTTGATCCCGTTTGAGTTGTTCCCGTTTCAGGAAGATGTTCTCAATGATGTAAAGGAGAACCGCTTCACGGTGATCCTCAAAGCCCGCCAGTTGGGCATCTCAACTACCTCGGCGGCATACATTTGTTGGTTGATGTTGTTCCACAGAGAGAAGAATGTCCTTGTAATAGCGACCAAGATGGCTGTGGCGACCAATCTCGTCAAGAAAGCCAAGTCGATTTACAAGCATTTGCCGAATTGGTTGAGAATCGCTACGATTACGATTGATAACCGAGGTTCGTTTGAGTTGTCGAACGGCTCACAAGTGAAAGCATCATCTACTTCTGGCGACGCAGGACGTTCAGAGGCGCTGTCTTTATTGGTGATCGACGAGGCTGCCCACATTTCCGAAATGACCGATATTTGGACGAGTATCTACTCCACCCTATCAACGGGTGGTAGTTGTATCGCCTTGTCTTCTCCTAATGGCGTAGGAAACTGGTTCCACAAAACTTACACAGAAGCAGTTGAGGGCAAAAACAACTTTCACCCGATGAAATTGATGTGGGATCTCCACCCAGACCGAGATGATGCTTGGTTTGAAGAGGAGACAGCGAATATGTCTCGCCGAGATGTTGCGCAGGAGCTGGAGTGTAGTTTCAATGCCTCTGGCGACACAGTTATCGACGGAGGTGACCTACAGAGGGTGTTGAGTGTCGCTTCTGAGCCCCTCCATCGTGTCGGGTTTGATAGAAACTATTGGATCTGGGAGCCCCCCCAAGATGGCACTGATTATCTCGCAGTCGCAGATGTTTCAAGAGGGGATGGCTCTGATTATAGCGTAGTCCATATTTTGAAGGTCGCCTCCATGGAGCAGGTCGCCGAATATCAGGGGAAACTCACCGCCGACATGTTTGCTCCTATTCTGGTTGGGATGGCGAGCGAGTATAACAACGCCCTTTTGGTCGTCGAAAATAATAAAGACTATGGGGTCCTTTCCAGAATAGAAGAATTAGAGTATAATAACATTTACTACTCGATCAAGAGTACCCATGAATATGTGGATCAAGTAACCGCTACGGCGATGGGAGGAGTTGCTGGTTTCACGATGTCTCAAAAAACACGCCCTCTTGTGATCGCCAAAATGGAAGAGTTCGTCAGAAACAAACTACTTAAAGTAAATTCACAAAGGACGGCAGAAGAACTCAAGACTTTTATTTGGCAAAACGGCAGACCCCAAGCGATGAGATCATACAACGACGACCTCGTCATCGCCCTCGCAATAGGATGCTGGGTAAGGGACACTGCTTTTACGGCAAACCAAAGAGAACTAAACTATAAAAAAGCAATGATAGGTGGAATATCAGTCAGTTCAAGAGGAATGAACACAAAGATCGCTGGAATGACTGGTTACGAGAGGATAAACAAACCCCAAACAACGATGATTGGGACAGACGGAAGAATCCACGACATTTCGTGGATCTACAAGGGATAGAAAAAGATGGCTTCATACGACGGCAATAATCCAAGGAACAGTGACTCTTCGTTATTTAGGAGACTCACTAGAATGTTCAGTGGGCCGATAACTGATCGCAGACGATCGGCTATCAAGACCCCACGAGCATCAACAGTTGACAAATATACATTCAGGTCAAACACGGGTCGTGAATTCAAGAAGAAGGAGCACTACAACCCCTTCATGCAGATCCAGAATCACCAGTTTGCCCTTATGGAGCGAGGCGAGCGTTATTCTGATTTTGATCAGATGGAATATTCGCCCGAGATCGCTTCTGCGCTTGACATTTACGCCGATGAGATCACAACCTCCTCGGAATTGAGCCCAATGATCAAGGTGGATTGCCAGAATCAAGAAATCAAGCAAGTGATCAACACCTTGTTATTCAACGTCTTGAATATCGAGGCAAACCTATTTGGCTGGGCTCGCTCTATGTGCAAGTTCGGGGATTACTTCCTTTATCTTGATATCGATGACGAGCATGGCATCACTAATGTCATTCCTCTTCCTACTCGTGAGATTGAGCGAGTTGAGGGCAAAGACCCCACCAATCCCAACTATGTCCAGTACTTCTGGAACGGCGCAGACTCAAACGGCGTCACCTTCGAGAACTGGCAACTAGCCCACTTCCGCCTCCTTGGCAATGATAAGTACGTCCCCTACGGGACATCGGTCTTGGAGCCGGCAAGAAGAATTTGGAGACAACTAACTCTTGTAGAAGACGCCATGATGGCATACCGAGTGGTAAGAGCCCCCGAGCGCCGAGTTTTCTACATCGACGTAGGTAACATCCCACCAAACGACGTCGAGCAATACATCGAGCAAGTCAAGACGCAGATGAAGCGCAACCAGATTGTCGATCCAGATTCGGGACGAGTAGATCTCCGCTACAACTCATTCAGTATCGACGAGGACTATTACATCCCCACTCGTGCAGGGCAATCTTCCAAGATTGAGACTCTCGCCGCCGGACAACTCACGAACGCCATCGAGGATGTCGAGTATCTCCGAGACAAGCTCTTTTCGGCGCTCAAGGTGCCGAAGGCATATTTAGCCCAATCAGACACAATAGAGGACAAGACAACTTTAGCCCAGAAGGACATTCGCTTCGCAAGAACGATCCAGCGCCTCCAGCGTGTTGTCATCGCCGAGTTGGAGAAGATGACCGTCGTCCACCTCTACACTTTGGGATTCAGAGACGCAGACCTGTTGAGTTTCAAGCTGACCCTCAACAACCCGAGCAAGATAGCCGAATTGCAGGAATTGGAGCATCTCCGCACTCGCTTTGACATCGCTGGTGCCGCCACCGACGGTTACTTCTCGAAGCATTGGATTTACGAGAACATTTTCAAACTAGACGAGCAAGAGATCGCCAAGGTAGTCGAAGAGAGATATGGCGACGCCAAGATCGACGCAGTCATCGAGAAGTCAGCAGAATTAGCGGTCGCAGAATACGCCAACGAGCCAACCGAAGGCGAAGAGGGCGACCTCGGCGGCGGAGATGACTTTGGCGGCGTCGCCGATTTCGGAGGCGACGACCTCGGCGGTGATGCCCTCGGAGGCGACGAAGAGGTAGAAGACGACGGACCTCTCCTCTCCGAGCCCGGCAAAAGAGATGACGGAGGATATCTAACACCCGGCTCAAAAGGAAAAGTATACCACCCAACAAAAGACGACAAGCGTAGCGGGATGGGTCCTAGACGCCGAAGTTACGCAGCCCAAACAGGTCAGCAGATGGGATCAAGTACCAAGAGGAACATCTTCAAAGGAGCGGCTGATTTGTCTCGTTTGGGCGCTGGCGTATCCGAGCGACTAAATAAGGATGAGGCGCTTCTTTTTGAAACGAAGCGAGACATCACTAAATTGATCGAGCAAATGGGGAGCAAATAATGAAGATGAAACACAATAAAAAGCGCAACACAGCCTTCGTCTATGAGGCGCTCATCCGTGAGTTAACTCGTGCGGCAATAGAAGGTAAGTCAAAACGCAAGGCAGCACTGGCATCTCTCATCAAAGAGTCCTTTGCCTCTGGTACTACTCTTGCTCGGGAGTTAGAATGCTACTCTACGCTAGCAGAATCAAGCACCCTAGACAGGGAGACAGCCCAGCGCCTAATCGTTGAGGTGCGTCGAGTTCATGGCGAAATAGATAAGGACACCCTATTCGCAGAGCAGAGTAACCTTATCAACAAAATCAACAAGGGTTTTGGGAGCTATGTTTTCTCGAACAATGTCCCCAACTATCGGAGCCTAGCAACAATAGCATCTGTGTTGAACCAGCAGTCTTCCATCAAGAGCCGTGTTTTGATGGAACAGGTGATAATCGAAGACCTCACCTCGACCGAACTAGCCAAACAGGAGACAGCGGAGTCTGTTGATGACTTCACTGTCAAGACATTTGCGAACAACTTCAATAGTCGCTACGGATCACTACTGGACGAGCAGAGAGAGTTCTTATCTCACTACATCACCGCAGATGCCGACGGAGGCACCGCTCTCAAGGTATTCCTCAACGAGGAGTTGAGTCGCATCAAGTCCGCAGTTGAGAAGTCACTTGTGATGACGGAAGTGAAAGAGGATGAGGAGATGACCCAAGCGACCAATAATGTCCTTGCCTTGATCAATGAGTACGCAACGAGAGAGTTGGACGAGTCAGACCTCAAGAAGATAATGAAACTTCAGAAACTAGCAAGCGAGTACCAAGCCGATGCCAATTAAGATCACGATAAACTCTGGCACCGCAGGTGGTGCAGACATAGAGGAAGTTGCCCCTCCGCAAGCCACAGTCCGCCTCAGGGCTCACAAGTCCCTATCAGGCGACATCATCATCCAGGAGCACGACATGATGGATATTGTCATTTCTCCGGCAAAGAACAAAATAATGATGGTCCCACACCAAGGAGTTGGTGAGGAGGTATATCACAAGCAAAAGGAGTTCTACGCAGAGATGTCCAGCCGTGGACTCATAGACGGACCGATGGAAGCAGGCTTCGTTTACGGAGTTTATGAGGCGAAACTAGGCGAGAGTGAAGAGGTCAGCCCCGTACAGGTAGCCCTCCTTGAGCTTGAGAAGTATTTCAACAAGTACCATGTCGAGGGTGAGTTCGGAAACGATATAGAGGAGAACGCCGAAGATCGCTTTATCAACCCTGGGGACGAAGAGTCCACTGAACTTGGCGAAATAGAGAACGAGGAAGATGTCCGAGAGAAGCAACGCGCAACCGGCAATATGGTTTACGGGGGCTACGTTTATTAGATGGACCTCATCTACTTTATTCTATCTTCTTATGGGTTGACCACCATGCTCGTCTATGGTCGCATTTTCAACCCTATTCGCCCCAAACACCATTTTTTCCACTGCCCTCTTTGCGTCGGCTTCTGGGTAAGCGCACTTCTGGTGTGCCTAAACCCATTTACAGACCTATTTACTTACAGCGTTTCGCCCGCTAACTGTTTCGTGATGGGAGCACTAGGGGCGGGCACGAGTTATGCACTTTCTATGCTAATAAGCGACGAGGGAATTAGGATTGAACACACACAGAACAACAAAACGGTGGATGCTCCCAAGAGTAAGACGCTGTTGCAAGGGTAGTTAACTACTTTCGGGAAACAAAATGAAAAAGTATGTATTAGAAGAGTTTATGAATTTGGATTACAGCGACAGCCTCCTCACGGAGGAAGAGCGTGCTGGAAACAAGGAGGGTACCCATCTCATCGTAGCTGGCAAGATCCAAGCAGCCAACGCCAAGAACGGCAACGGTCGCATCTACCCCCGTCCTATTTTAGAGCGTGAGATGAAGAACTACGAGAAACTAGTCAAGGAGGGGCGAGCCATCGGCGAACTAGACCACCCTGATAGTTCAGTAGTGGAACTCAAGAACGCCAGCCATCTCGTAACCGAAGTGTGGTGGGACGGCGACGATGTCATGGGCAAGATGAAGATCCTCGACACTCCCGCAGGCAAGATCGCCAAGAACCTCGTACAGGGTGGCGTCCAACTCGGCATATCCAGTCGTGGTCTAGGAAGTACCCGCCAAGCCAACGGAGTAACCATGGTCGAAGATGACTTCCAACTACTATGCTTTGACTTGGTGAGTGAGCCAAGCACCACGGGAGCCTACCTTGTCGCCGAGAGCCAAGTGAGAACTAATCTCACCAAAGCAGATCGAATCAACCGAGCCCTAAACGACATTTTGGAGGATTGATGTCGCCTGAGCAGCAAATCCGTCAATTCACAAACGAAACAGAAGAGTATGTGCTCGCAGCAGATTTTAAGTATGTAAATAATCGGACCAAGTTCGAGATAGAGCATGTGACTTGTGGCACACTCTTTTGGACCAACAAGAAGAATCTGATTGACCTTGGTCGTAGGTGCCCGGACAAGGGTTGTGTAAAGCGGCGCAAAGGAGATACACTCGAAGAAACCTATGGGGTACGTCACCAGATGCACTCTCCTGCCGTACTCAAAAAGATTGCTGAAACAAACATAGAGCGATACGGCTCAAAATCTCCTTTTGGGAACAAACAGGTACAAGAGAAAGCATCAGCAACTATGGTTTCGAGGTATGGAGCCAAAAACACAATGAGTTCTCCATCATTGCGTGCTGATCGCAGCAGGAAACTATTTGGAGCAAGGCTTCGGGCGTTGTGTGTACGTGAGAATCTTGAGTTGATTTCGTCACCAGACCACAGCTTATCGATAAACTTGCAGAAAGGCAAGTTTAGATGTCTGGAGTGTAAGGAGACTTTCGAGAGATCTCTGAACAAGACATCAGAGGCAGCAGAATGTATCCAGTGTCGTCGGTGCAAACCTCGCGTGGGTACTTCTCTTGGCGAGCAGCAACTTGCGGACTATGTTGTAACCTTGGGGTTCGAGATCGAGCGCCACCATAGAGACGGGGGGCATGAACTAGACATCTACCTGCCGACTGAGTCCCTAGGGATAGAGTTCAATGGAACTTATTGGCACTCTGAATTTGCCGGCAACAAAGATAAACAATACCACAAACAGAAACAAGAGTACTATAACTCTTTGGGGATAGATGTACTTTATGTGTGGGAACATGATTGGCGTGACAAGCAAGCCATCATCAAGAACATCATCGCTTCAAGGCTCGGCAAGGTGGAGAAGAGGGTGACCGCCAGAGAGTGCAGTGTGGTGCGTCCCAACTCGTCGACAGCGAGAGAGTTTTATGATTCTAACCACCTCCAGGGTTTCGCGGCAGCATCTAAGCATTATGGACTAGAGTATTGCGGCGAGTTGATAATGATGGCGTCCTTTGGTTCATCTAGGTTTGAGGAAGATACTGATGAGTTGATTCGTTTATGTTCTAGGGCGGGGTGTACGATAGTCGGCGGCTCTCGGAGGCTTTTGGTCCACTATTTACGAGGGTCCACATCTAGAAAGTTGGTTTCCTATTGTGACAAGGCAACCTTTAGCGGCGGCACTTATGAGCGTCTAGGGTTCTCTCGTGTCAGGGAAACAGCAGTAGGATACCAGTATGTTTCGAAGGACTATCGTCAGGTCCACAGTCGTCAAAAGTTTATGAAGCGCCGTTTAAAGAAGTTGTTGCCTATTTATGATGGCGCAAAGACGGAATTAGAGAACATGTTGATGAACGGTTACGACAGGATTTGGAACTGTGGCAACATCTATTACGAGTTAGAGAACACACCCAAAGAGAAAGAGGCGGGATGAAGAAATCAGAACTTAAGTCACTCATCAAGGAGTGCGTAAAGGAAGTCATTTTCGAGGAAGGGGCACTACGCTCAATCGTCACCGAGGTCGCCCAAGGTTTAGGAGCAACGACTCGTGTCGTCGCAGAGTCCCAAGCCCCAGCAGTACAGGCGCAGGCATCCGACAGAGAGGCTGTCAGAGCCAAACTCCGCCAAGCCATGATGGGATCCCAACCAGACCCCTACGCTAATGCGGCAACAAAAACAAAACTACCAAACGCCCACCTCTTCGAGGGAACAACACCCCTGGATGATGGAGCAAGCGACGCAGGCGTCGATATTTCAAACATGCCCGGTTTAGGAAACTGGGGAACAATCTCAAACAGGCTAAAGAAAGGCTAACAAATGAGCAACAACAATTACAGCAGACCTCGAAAGGGCGAGCAACAAATCAGCGGCATAATCGAGCTGCGCAACACCAAGGACGGCGACAGTGAGTTGTTGGTAAAGCGATTTAGTCGTATGGTTAGGAATGTTGGGATGCTCGACGAAGTGCGAGAGAGAATGTATTTCAGAGGTAAATCAGAGCGCCGCCGAGAGGCGAAGCGTGAGCGCCAAAGGGTCATTGATCGTGTAAATCGCAAAAACAACGAACTACTTAACTTCAGGGGGCTCCCAAAGCCTCGCAAACGATAACCAATAGGAGAAGCAGCAATGGCTGATACATTTTCACACTACAAAGCGGGACTCGGCAGCGTCGGTTCCTACCAGGTTTCAGGACGACCATTTATGACTGGGTCTTCTGCTATAGGTGACGGCACAACAATTACGGTCGAGTTTCCTTATGTCAGTAGTGCCGTCACTGTGACTGCGAAGACTGCATCTGTCAGGGTCCATTTTGCCAACACGGGTAACGCCATCGCCGGGCTCCACTTTGTGACACTCGAAGCAAATGAAAGGATGACATTCAACGTGAAGTGCAAAGAGGTGTTTGTCACTGGGACCGCAGCCGACAGCGCCTTCGACCTCTCAGCCGAACTAACGAACATCGAGCCTTCCCAGATGTATGCCCTCACGGGTGCAGGTCTAGATACGGCATAACAACTAAAAGTCGTTTCGCTAACAGAACAACTATTTAGTGTAATGCGCCTAGCGTATCTACTAATAAACCGAGAGGAACTCATAAATGTCCAGTATGCTAGAGCAAGCAATAATCGACGCCAAGTCGCTCCGTGAGGCAGCGAACAAGAACGCCGAAAGTCAAGTCATTGAGCGCTATGCTTCCGAAGTAAAGGAGGCAGTCCAGCGTCTTCTAGAAGAAGACCCGCTTGGGATGGATGATGAGGAAGGTCTCGAAGGAGAGATGGACATGGAGACGGGTATGGAAGACGAGATGTCTGCCGAAGAGCCCAGTATGGACGCCGCAGTCATGTCTGCCATCCCCGCAGGTCATGAGTCTGCCGAGGACGAAGTGGTCACTATCGACCTAGACGCCATCATCGCCGCTGCCGAAGCAGAAGAGGGCGGCGAAGAAGGTGTAATGGATCGTGAGGCAATTGCCGACGAAGTAGGCATCCCCGAACTTGAGGATGAAGAGCAGATTCTCGACCCTGGGTTCAGCGAGGACGAAATCGCTGCCAACCGCACCAACGAGAAGATCAACCACAAGGACGAACTAGAGAACGACGAGATCGAGATCAATGAGGGGGAGCTAGAGCAACTCTTCAAGGAGATGCTCGCCATCGACGTCCCTAACGCCGCCGCCGAAGCCCTATCCGAGATGGAAGAGGGCGACGAAGAGGTCGAAATCGAACTAGAAGAAGAGGAAGAAGAGGCCCCCCAAGCCGCCGACGGACAAGATCCCGCCGAGCTAGAGGAAGCCAAGACCCTCAACACAAACCTACAAGCCCAACTCAAAGAGTCGGCAACAAAAAACAAAGAGTTACTAGAACTGCTCGGGCAGGCAAAAGAGAGGTTGCAAGAAATCAACCTATCGAATGCACGACTATTCTATACCAACCGTGTCCTGAAGAACGGCTCCCTAAATGAGCGCCAGCGCAAGCAAATGGCAGAACATCTCCAGAACGCACAAACCGTTGATGAAGCGAAGACCATCTATGAGACACTTCAGAGGACAGTGGGCACCGGCGAGAAAGTTGCTAAAGCCAACAAGTCACTATCCGAAGCCGTAACAAAGAGTTCTTCAGCGAGACTCCGTGCTCGCCAAGAGGTTTCATCTACAATACCAACACCGCAAAAGAGCCGCTGGGCACACTTAGCGGGAATTTAACAAACAAACATAGGAGAAAGACAATATGTCTATTATAGGAAAACTAACCGAGGGCATCCAAGCTCGCTCGGTCGCTAACGAGAGCAAGGCTCTTGTTGGCAAATGGGAGGCTACAGGTCTCCTCGAAGGTCTAGCCAGCGATATCGCTCGTGATGGTATGGCCCGTCTACTAGAGAACCAAGCCGCACAGCTTCTCAAAGAGGAGTCTACAATGGCTGGTGGTGACGTCGAGGGCTTCGCAGCCGTCGCATTCCCACTAGTTCGCCGCGTGTTCGGAGGACTAATCGCTCAGGAACTCGTTTCCGTCCAACCCATGAGTCTCCCAAGTGGTCTCGTGTTCTTCATGGACTTCCAACGTGGCACCGCTAGCGGTCACAATGCTATAGATGAGTCTGTCTATGGTGGTCGTGTTGTCGCCAAGGGACTCCAAGGTGGAGTTGACTTTGGTAACGAGACAGAAGCAAAAGCCTCTGAAGGTCCACAGGGCTTCTATAACCTTGATAGCGGCTATGCCTCTGCACACGCAACTGTAACTATTACAGACCGCGTCGCCTCAGCCGGCGCTATCGCCGACGGCAAGAGCATCCAGCACCTAGCAGCGCTCGCTCACACCGAGGTCATCGCCGACACCCCCGCCGGAAACACCATGATGACAGCTATTCGTGCTGACGCTGATTTGTTGGACTACTTGGCTACAACGTCATCTCACAAGGTTGCCGTTCTGCGCATACAACTCTCTGCTGCCGATTGGGCCAAAGTAGATGGAAGCGCTCTCTCTTCTGTCAAGTTGGCAGGAAGCAACGTTGTCCGTCGCTTGACCACATCACCAGCGGCTAATAAGCTGGACCTAGTGGTCATTGGCGACTCGCTCGACATCAGCGGCGCCGACGCCACCGATCGGAACCTTACTTTTGCTTCTGCGGACCCCCTCGAAGACGGCGGAGCAGTAGGTTCTGTCATCCCAGTTGCAAATCAGATGCTCCACGAGCCAGGCAATGCTATTGCAGAAATCGACCTTAAGGTTGACTCTGTCGCTGTGACAGCAGTGTCCAAGAAGCTCAAGGCCAAGTGGACCCCTGAGCTTGCTCAGGACCTCAACGCCTACCACAGCGTAGACGCCGAAGTCGAGCTAACCAGCGTCCTCTCTGAGATGATTGGACTTGAGATCGACCAAGAGATCCTTGGTGACCTCATCGCTGGCGCTAAGTGCGGAACCTATCACTGGTCTCGTGTTCCTGGTACGAACCTCAATCGTACCACCGGAAATAAGGGCACTGCCTTGGACTTCACTGGTTCGGTCAGCGAGTGGTACGAGACTCTCCTTGAGGTAATCAACGACCTCTCGGCTGTCATGCACCGCAAGACCCTCCGTGGCGGCGCTAACTTCCTCGTCTGCTCTCCCGACGTTGCTTCTATCCTTGAGTTCACCGCTGCATTCCGTGCGTCGGTCGGCAACGAGGACGAGAAGGGCTCTTGGGGTCCAGAGAAGGTTGGTAGCCTAAGCAAGAAGATGGACATTTATGTCGATCCTTACTTCCCTCGCTCGCTCGTCCTAGTCGGTCGTCGAGGAAGTGGTTTCCTAGAGAGCGGATATGTTTACGCTCCCTACGTCCCGCTACAGGTGACACCCACCATCATCGACCCTGCTACGTTCAAGCCAGTCAAGGGTGTGTCAACCAGGTTCGCAAAAGAGATGGTTCGCCCCGACATGTACGGCTTGGTAGTGGTACACGATCTTCTAATGGGCTAATAGCGCAAGCTATACCCGCCTAGAGATAGGTTAGGTCAATTTAGGAACCCCGTCCATAGTGGCGGGGTTTCTTTTTGCCTAGAACATCGCCTAACGGGATAAAACCCCCTTTACAACACTATGTAGTAATGATACAATAGGGGGAGGAGAAGTTATGAAGAAGAACAGGATGAACCACCGCCCCGAAGCGACAGACAAAGAGATAATGCTCTGTAGAGAGTGCGGCAAGCAGTGTGCCACGAAGGCGTCCTTCGCGGGGCACATCGGAGCAAAGCACAAAATGAAGATGGATGAATATCTCATAAAGCACTATTTTGGGGGCACCAGACCACCCTGCAAGGAGTGTGGCGAGGACACAAGATACGTCAGAGGGGACTATTCATTTAGAAGATATTGCGAGAAACATGTAGCCCAATCTAAATCTGAATTTGCCCGCCTCTATGGATTTGGCTCCGACACAGGACCAAGCGCCTCATGGCGCAAGGGGCTAACTAAGGAAAACTCCCCTTCAGTCGCCGCCCACGCCAAGAGAATGACGGGAGCGGGAAACCCTTGGTATGGTCGCTCACTCCACGAGGCAACTCTTCGTGGGCTAGAAGAGTGGAGAAACAGCAATAAGGGACTGACGAGTGAGCGTTTTGCAGAGGGTTCAGACGAGTTAGTCACCCGCTATGAGATACTCAATAAATATGAAGATTACGAAAATCAACATGTCCTAATGGACGCCCGCTGTGTAGAGTGTGGAACTATCGAGAAACGATCTTGGTTTATGTTGCACAACCATGCAGTTTGTCGAACTTGCACCCCAGCGTCCTTGGAGGAGCGAGAGGTGAGAAGTTTCACAGAAACCTTGTTTGAGAAGGTGGAGCACAACACGAGATCGGTGATCGGGCCGAGGGAGTTGGACATTTATGTCCCCGAGTCACGTTTAGCGATAGAGTACAACGGACTTTACTGGCATACAGAGGACAGGAAGGGAAAAGGGTACCACAAGGAGAAGACAGAAGCCTGTTCAGCAAGCGACATCAGGTTGTTCCACATTTTTTCGGACGAGTGGGCAGAAAAGCGCCCCATCGTTGAGTCGATGATCCGCCAGCGAGCAAACAAGGTCGATAATCGTCTATTTGCGAGAAAGTGTGAAGTCGCCATCGTCCCCCGAGTTCAGTCAAGGGACTTTTTCGCATCCAATCACATTTCCGGCAACACAAAATCCAAGATCACCTTTGGGCTATATCATGAAGGCACCCTCGTCACCGCCTTGTCTCTCCGCACTCCAGCCCACAAGAAATATCGTGACGCCGCTGCGATAGAGATCGCCCGCCTCGCCACAAAGACCGATACTATCGTCGTCGGTGGCTTCACTCGCCTCCTATCAAGGGCGCTTGTGTGGGCAAAGGAACAAAGCTACCAAAACATCCTCACCTACGCCGATCTTCGCTTCGGCACGGGCGCAGTCTACGAGAAGTCAGGTTTCACCCACAAGGGCACCACTCAACTCGACTATTGGTACACAGACGGCAAAGTCCGCCACAACCGCTTCAATTATCGGGCACAAAAAGGAAAAACAGAAAAACAAGTAGCAGAAGAAGCAGGAGTAAGAAAGGTTTACGGCTGTGGCTCAAACATCTTTATGATGGAGATAGACTAAACATCCTCGCCCAACCTATTTAGTAAGGTTACACCTACGCCTAACAATAGGAGCAACACAGATGCCCACAGATCTATCACCCAAAAGCACAACAAGCGCCAAAGCACTACCGGCAACAGGGGACGCTTCGGCAGTCCAAGCCGCCCTTGCGTATGGCATTTACACGACTGCCGCCTTCAACAACGGCGCATCCGACCAAGTCGCCTATGTCTATGGTAAGCTTGGCGGGAACATGCTCGACATCGAGATCGAGTCCGCCAACGTCTACAAGGCATACGAAGAGTCTTGTTTGGAGTACTCATATCTCCTAAATACCCATCAAGCCAAGAACGTCCTTTCCGACATGCTCGGTGGCGCAACTGGTTCATTCAACGAAGACGGCGAGATGACCGCCTATCGCTCCGATGGTGCCGACCTAAACATCAAACCGAACCTCAAGTTGCCTCGCTTCACTTTGTTCTATTCATCCCACGTCGCCGCCTCCATCGCCGCCCAAGCAGGGCTAAACAGCCATGAGAAGACCTATTCTGCTTCGTTTGACCTTGTAGACAACCAGCAGGACTATGACCTCCAAGACCTCGTAGCAGGCCAAGACGCCTTTTCCTCTTTGGTCGGCAACAACAAGATATTGATTGACAAGTTATATTTCAAGCCCAACACCTCTATCTGGCGTTTCTTCGGACACACCAACAGCGGACGAGGCTTCAAGGCTGGCACCTACGGACAATATGGAGCAAACAGCACATTTGAGGCTGTACCTGTGTGGCAACAGGAACTCTACGCATCCGCATTCGAGAACTCCCTAAAAGTGAGAGCATCGCACTATTCCTACGAGATTCACAACAACCGCCTTCGCCTTTACCCAACCCCATCATCATATTCAGCCGAGAAGATGTGGGTTCGCTTCCGCGTAGCCAACGAGTCCTACGAGGAAGAGTCAGATCGCAAGTACGGCGCAGACGGCATCAATAATGTCAATTCTCTCCCATTCCCGAATGTCCCTTTTGAGAACATCAACTCGGTAGGCAAACACTGGATCCGACGCTTTGCGCTTGCTCTTTGCAAAGAGACGCTCGGTCAGGTCCGCTCCAAGCTCTCCTCTATTCCGATCCCGGGCAACGACATCACCCTAAACGGCTCAGACCTCATATCGCAGGGAAAGGAAGAGCAAGACAAGTTGAGAGAAGAACTCAAGACTGTGTTCGATGAGTTGACCTACGGCAAGCTCGCCGAGAGCGATCAGAGCCTACAAGACGCTACGGAGAACGTCCTCAAACGAGTTCCCCAAGGCATTTACGTAGGATAATAGCAAATGAGTGATAACAAATGGTCCCAACCCGAGTCCCCACCCGCCCCTCTCTTCGTCGGGCAAAAAGAAAAAGACTTAGTAAAACAGGTCAACGACGAGATAATAGAGAAGGTAATAGGACAGCAACTATTGTACTTCCCGATAGACCAAAAGAGGACAAACTACCACGCCCTCTATGGCGAGGCGATAAAGAAGACCTTCCTAAACCCAATAAGGGTCTATGTCCTAATCAACTACAGCGGAAGCGAGAGCAAATCCGAGAAGTTTGGTTTAGATAAGACGGACAGCTTCGAGGCACACTTTCACAAGAGACGCCTCACAGAGGATCAGGATTTGTGGGTGAGAGAGGGCGACTTCGTCCAGTACGACAACAAATACTATGAAATAACGCAACTCCAAGAGCCGAGGTACCTATTCGGACAGGACGGCTCCAAGCTGGAAGTTGTAGCAACATGTCGCAAGGCAAGGGAGGGTTTATTCGATGCCTCGTAGAACAGAGTTAGACGAACAGAAGAAGACACACTTCCCAATAAACCCATCGACCCTGGAGACGATTGATTTCGCTCTTTTCAGACATGTTGATGAGACGATGAACTTGTTTTGCGACACGAACAAGGGTTTCAAGAAGGTACCTGTACTTTTCTCAACCCAAGAGCGGGCACACATGATAAAGAGCAGTGTGAACCTTCGCGACAAACAATCAACACTCATTTATCCGATGATTTCCGTCGAGAGAACCTCCATCACGAAGGACCCTGGCAGTCGAGGCATCTATTGGGCAAATATGCCCCCTAACCCCGATGCTAAAGGCGGCTCAGTCACTATAGCCCGCCGTGTCCAACAGGAGAAAACAAGAGACAGAGCAAACGCAGACAGCATTCGCCCATCTGGCGACAAAACCTTCAAAACTGGGCCTCGTGAAAACAGCAAGATCGTCTACGAAACAATCAGCATCCCCCAGCCTGTCTATTTGGATGTAGAGTTCACAATCTCAATCACAACAGAGTATCTCCAGCAGATGAACCAACTCACAACACCTTTTATGACGAGAACCGGAGCCCAAAACTCCTTCATCATTCGCCACGAAGGCAACAAGTACGAAGCCTTCATCCAGCCCTCTTTCTCCCAAGACAATAACGCAGCCTCTCTCGGGCAAGAAGAAAGAAAGTTTAACACCACCTTAACAATCAAGGTTTTAGGGTATATCATAGGGGATGATGTAAACCAAGAACAACCATTTATCGTAGTGAGAGAGACAGCAGCAGAAGTCAAGTTCCAAAGAGAAAGAGCAATCACACAGGACGAACTAGACTATCACATCAAGAAGAAGACCTCGTCCAACCCCGATGTATTTGAGGTAGTTGGCAAGAAGAATAAAATCAACCCCTAACACTAATAGTCGTTTGGTCACAAACAACACTATTTAGTAAAGAGCAGGCGACCATAGAGACGCTTTATATAAACAAGGAGAAACCCTAAATGTCTGAGAAGAAATTCAAATTTGTATCCCCTGGCGTGTTCGTCAACGAAATCGACAACTCGCAACTACCAAGAGAGCCTGGCACCATCGGACCGATGATCATCGGCAGAACCCGCAAGGGACCTGGGATGCGCCCTGTGACTGTAGAGTCCTACTCTGAGTTCGTCACTGTATTCGGCGAGCCTGTTGCCGGAGCCCAAGGAGAGGATGTGTGGCGTGACGGAAACCTCACCGCTCCTACATATGCCGCCTATGCTGCTCAGGCATGGCTGAAGAATAACCCAACAGTAACCATGGTTCGCCTACTTGGCGAGCAACACCCCGACGCCGCCGATGGAACCGATGGCGCTGCTGGTTGGAAGGTTGGAAACTTGTCTGCCGACGATAATACGGGTGGAGCACAGGGGCTGTTCTTATTTCCTTCAGGATCTGCTGCAATCGACGCCAACAACGGACAACTAACAGGGTCACTTGTTGCCGTCATCTACAACAAGACAGGAGTGGCGGGTAACCGAGCCCGAGTGTCAGGGTACAATACTGCCGCCGGCACCGACGTCGCTGTCACAGCATCTTGCACCTTAGTTGAGAGCGCCACCGCTGGACATGTCAAGTTGGTGATGGGCGATGACTCTATCAAAGAATTCAACTTCGATCGCAATAGCGACAAATTCATCCGTAAGGTTCTAAACACAAACCCAACGCTCCTCAACAGTGACATAAATAACACGGTCGAGAACTACTTCTTGGGCGAGTCGTTTGAGCACGTAGTCGGCGGCGACTTCAACCAGATGTATTCCCAGTTGGGTGGAGAACAAGTCGAACCAAATGTCTCTACCGAGAAATATCTTGCAGCCCTTATGCCGCTACAATCTACGGGTGGCGGACAAGAAGAACAATCCAATCGTCTTTACGCATCCCAGAAAGCATCCACAGGTTGGTTTATCTCACAAGACATCTCGGGCAACATCGCCGGATACAAGCCAGAAGATATGCAGAAACTATTCCGCATTGAGGCGCTTGACGGGGGATCACAGACTCAGCGTGAAGTCAAGATATCCGTCGTCGACATCAAGGCGTCAACAAATACTTCAGATCCTTATGGTACTTTCACTATCCTCCTTCGACGCCTTGGGGACACAGACGCCCGCCCAGAGACGCTAGAGAGGTTCTCTGGGTGTAACCTAAACCCATCTTCCCCCAATTATATTGCGGCCAAGATCGGCGACCGCTACTCCAAGTACGACTCCTCTGAGAAGAGAATGAAGGCTTACGGCAATCACTCAAACAAGTCGAACATCGTTCGAGTGGTGATGGACTCCGATGTCGATGCGGGATCTGCCGATGCAGCCTACCTACCCTTCGGGTTTTGGGGCGCTCCCAAGTATCGCAACGTAAACTTGGTTGCCGCAGCCACTGACTTCGTCAGCTCTGCCGAAACCATGCTCGACGGTTCCGGTGTTGGCGCTTTCGGGACGAAGGGTTCCAGCGCCGCCCTCGACGCCCGCATCCTGGATGGCGTCCTCGCTCACGCCCCTGAGTTCCGATTCCCTGAGGTGCCACTCGTCACTGACTCATCTTGGGTAGGCGCAGCCCCCAAGAAGTCTTATTTTGGTACCTACCTAGGCAAGAGCCACACAGACGCCTCACTGAATCCTTCGGTCATTGATATGCTCTGCGGTCTAGCACAAGGGGTCAACGATCCGACTGTCGCCTATGGCATCGAGGAAGCCGGAGCCACCTCAGACCCCAATCTCACCACTTCCACGGTAGTCACGCCTTATGTCTTTACATTGGATGATGTGAAGCCGGTGACGGACAAGCCCACCTCAGCGGAATATGTCCGTGGTGCCCGCCTCGCCGGCGATAGTTTCACGGCAGGCAAGGACTTCCCCACGGCAAAGGTTCGTGGAGGCGCATCGGTCAACCCTCTTACCCAAGACGAGAGTTGGAAGAACGTCCTCAATGCTGGATTCACCAAGTTCACAACCTGCCTCCATGGCGGAACAGACGGACTAGACATCCTTGAGCGTGAGCCTTTCCGCAACTCTGCTCTCGGCACCGAGACGACTGACTACGCCAAGCACACTTTAGTGCGAGCAATCGATGTTGTCCGTGACCCAGAGGCCGCTCAGTACAACCTGCTCGTAGCGCCTGGCGTCACAGACACAGCAACAACTCAGAAGATGGTAGATGTTTGTGAGAACCGAGGTGATGCCATGGCAATCATCGATTTGTCAAGCGGAAGCCTCATCCCCGCAGCGGAAGCCAAGACTTCGTTTGAAGTTCGCAGCGCCAACAGCATAGAGACCACAGTCGACGCTTTGCGTGACCGTGGGCTCAACACTTCTTATGGTGCTTGCTACTACCCCTGGATCAAGATTCAGGATACGTTCACGAGCCAGAACCTCTGGGCTCCTCCATCAATCGCAGCCCTCGGTGCCTACTCTCACACGGATCGTGTGAAGGCTCCATGGTTCGCTCCTGCTGGTTTTTCCCGAGGCGGACTAAGCGAGGGTGCCGCTGGTATCCCCGTCCTAGACACCTCTCGTCGCCTAACATCGGAAGATCGTGACGCTCTTTATGAGGCAAACATCAACCCAATCGCCCAGTTCCCAGCAGAAGGAATTGTAATCTTCGGACAGAAGACACTACAAATCACCCCGTCTGCCTTGGATCGAGTGAATGTGCGCCGCCTAATGATCTACCTCAAGAAGGAGATCAGTTTCATCGCAAGTCGTATGTTGTTCGACCAGAACACTCAGTCTACCTGGAACCGCTTCATCGGTCAGGCTGAACCTATCCTCCGCAGTGTCAAATCACGCTACGGACTTGAGGACTTCAAACTCATTTTGGACGAGTCAACGACGACACCAGATCTACAAGACCGTAACATTATGTACGCAAAGATCCTCCTCAAGCCTACCCGCTCTGTTGAGTTCTTCGCTATTGACTTTGCGATCACAAACACAGGGGCATCCTTCGAGGACTAACCCCTAAACGAAACTATTTACCACAAGGAGTAACGAATAAATGGCAAACGCAGGCGAAGGTATTTTCTGGGGGGACGCAGCGTCCGACCCAAAACGCAAATATAGGTTTTTCCTCTACATCGGCGGGATCCCCGTTTGGGTCATCAAACAGGCTGACAAGCCCACTATGGAGATCACAGAGAGTAAGCACACCTTCTTGAATCACGAGTTCAAGTTCCCCGGTCGTGTGACTTGGAAGGGAGAGATGTCCGTCACTTTGGCTGACCCAGTCGCCCCCGACATGGCTCGCACCCTTCTAAACGCCATCATGAAGTCGGGCTATTCTTATCCCGACAGCCCAAACGCAATCCAGACCACGAGCAAGGCCAAGGCTATCGCAGCCATCGGCGGCGCAGTTCGCATCGTCCAGCTCGACGCCGACGGCGGAGAGATCGAAGTGTGGGACTTGAAGAACGCTTGGTTCAGTAGCGTCGATTTCGGTCAGACCCTCTCCTATGAGGACGACGGACTAATGGAACTCCAAGCTACAATCAAGTACGATTGGGCCGAGCTATCAAAGTCAGGACAGCCAGCAGCCGGTTACTAGCGAATACGCCCTTAACGGGCAACAAAAACAATGATACAATAGAGTATCAACGAAAGGTTATTAAATGAGCAGAAACAATGAACGCACAGGGGGGTCTTCGTCTTCGACGGGGTCCCCTTCTGCAATTGCCCCCACAGGCACCCCAATGTCTTGGTCGACTCCAACGGAGTTCGTCCCCTTGCCATCTCGGGGTAAGTTCTATCCCGACGGTCATCCTCTCTATGAGGAGGATTCTATCGAGATCAGGTTTATGACAGCAAAAGAGGAGGACATCCTAACCTCCAAATCGCTCATCAAGAAGGGTCTCGTACTTGACCGACTGGTGGAAAGCGTAATCCTCAACAAGTCCATCAAGGCAAAAGACCTCCTAACGGGAGACAAGAGTGCCATCCTCATCGCCGCCCGAGTCACGGGCTATGGCGACGAGTATGCCACCCAAGTCACCTGTCCTCGGTGTGAGTCAGTAGAAGACGGCACATTCTCCATCGAAGCGGTTACCACCACTCATGAGTCAGAAGAAATAGAGGGAGTTGAGTTCACAGCGAGCAACACCTATAAGTTCGCCGTCCCGGCAACAAAAGCCACAGTAGAGTGTCGGATGATGACAGGGGCAGATGAGTTAGCTATCGCCCGCACGACAGCCAAGCGGAAACAGCACCGTCTGCCCGATTCAAATCTAACGACTCAATTGCGGCAGATGATTGTGTCGGTAAACGGCAACCCAGATCTCGCCTTCGTAAATTCGTTTGTAGACAACATGCCAGCAATGGATTCTCGTTATATCCGCGAGGTTCACGGACAAATTACACCTTCGGTCTCTTTGGAGACTGATTTTGAGTGCTCTAATTGTGATTTCGAACAAGCGGGCCGGGCGGTCCCGCTCACTGTCAACTTTCTATGGCCTGACGCCTGAGTATTCAGAGTCAGTATATAACGAGTTCTTCCAGTTAAAGTATTACGGAGGCTGGAGTTTCTTTGAGGCATACAACTTGCCAATCAAGTTGAGAAGGTGGTTCTTGAAGAGACTTGCGGATCAGATAAAGGAAGAGAACGAGCAACAAAAGAAAGCGGCATCGCAAGCACGCTCTAAGCGGAGTTACTAGTTATTAGTAGAGGGGGCGCAAGCCTCCTTTATTATTTGTGTCCTACCTACTTACAATAGCCCACAGGCTAAACAATGATTATCGGGGAGCAATAAGAAAGATGGAAAAGGAACAAGACTTTGAAAATATGGTCATTGATCTAAACTCGCTGGGAGGAGAAGCGATCAACGAGAACATGATCAAGGTCTTCGCCGCTTGGATGCAGTATCTTTTAGAGAAGATGTTTAAAGGAACCAGCGTCCCTGTGAGAGTTCAGGGCAATCGCATTCAGATAATGCGTTTTACGGATGCTCTCACCAAAGAGAAGCTATTCATGAATGCCATCAAGAAATATGGTCTAGATGATCCTATGGTCTTTAAGCGCCGCCACCAACTGAAACACTCTATTGCTAAGTTTGAGAAAGAGACTGGCATCAACTGGCCTCTCAAGTAGGGTTAGCAGATGAGTTACGACAACTCGGGCGGCGGACCATCAGGACCATCAGGACCATCAGGACCATCAGCGGCTGAGACTGCTGCGCTTGGTATTGCAGAGAATGCAGAACAGAAGAAGGAGCTTCTCGACCTGCTCAAAGATGAACTGAGCCTCAAAGAGAAGATTGCTCTGGCGGAAGCGGCTGGTAATGCCAAACTAGTAGCAAGCATGGAAATTGAGTTGGAACTTCGTCGCCAAACCGCAGGAGTGACGAGAGAGCAGATGGACCTCCTCCGCCAGCGAACGGAACAGGAGGAAGATAGGAGAAAAGAGGAAGCCAAAGCACAGGCTAATATTAATAGGCTCGCAGAGATTCAAGTCAAAGCACAAGAGACTCTAAACTCGTTAACAGATCAGTTCCAGAAGAGCCTCATGGAGGTCCACAACCAAGCGGCAAAGATATCCAAACAGACAGGGTTAGTCAACAAGTTCAACACCAGTTTAGTAGAGTCGGCACAAGTGATGGCTCGCTTCGGCGGCGACGCTGCCGCATCAATTGGTGCCTTGAACACAAATTTCGTTGGGTTCACCCACCAGACAGAAGCCTCCCGGTCCGCCCTTGTCGGTGCCACAGCGGAATTGGCTCAATTTGGGATAGAGGCTGGCACCAGTGCCCAAATAACCGATATGCTCGTTGGTGCCCTCGGACAATCAGTCGAGCAATCGATCGCCTTTCAGGAAGAATTGGTTACTCTCGGTAACGAGATTGGCGCTTCGCCATCACAGTTGGCGGCAGACTTCGCATCAGCCAGCAAGGATCTCGCCAAATACGGCAACCAAGCCACGAAGGTCTTCATGGACATCGCCTCTGCTGCCAAGAAGATGGGGTTAGAAACGAACGAAGTCCTCTCGATGACCGCCAAGTTCGATACTTTCGATGGCGCTGCATCTTCTGTCGGCAAATTGAACGCCCAACTGGGAACTAACCTCAACGCAATGGAAATGATGAACGCCACCGAGGCGGAACGTATGGAGATGCTCCGCTCCAACATGTTAGAAACAGGAACAGCATTCGAGGACATGTCGAAGTTCCAGAAGATGGCAGCAGCAGAGGCAATGGGAATCGATGTCTCAACACTCGGCAAAATGATGGGACCAGAAGAAGAGCGTACCGCCGCCCAAAAGTCATTTGATGATTTGATCGAAGGCACTCAGAGTCTTGGCGAGAAACTAAGCAAGATTAAGGATCAGGTGTTCGCAGCCTTTGCCCCTTTGGCAGGTTTTTTAAACACCGTGCTGCTGACTCCGCTTGGTTGGCTCGCCTCTAAACTCGCAGAGTCAGAAATACTAATCAACTCATTGGCAACCGTCCTCGGCGTCGTCTTGTTCCCAATACTGATCGGAGGGCTTTGGGCTTCGGTTGCAGGTTTATTCTCCACCGCTAGCGGGATGTGGGGACTGATCGCTGCGTCAAAGGTTGGTGCCGCAGTCAGCTGGCTTATGTCTGGTGCGCTTTGGGGGGTCGCGACAGCCGCCTGGGCTGCGATAGCACCCTTCTTGCCGCTTATTGCCGTCATTGCGGCAATGGTCACCCCCATTGCTTTGGCTATTTACTATTGGGATGAACTTGTTTCGATATTTATGGAGGGCGGTCTGATGATCGATCTCTTGGCAGTTAGTCTGGCATTTTTGCTTGGGCCAATTGGTTGGGTCATAGCTGCTGGTTCTCTTCTGTACAAGCATTGGGACATGGTGGTCGGAGGGATATCTGGGATGTTTACCGGACTATGGGACACCATCACTTCGGTCGCTAGCGGACTCTATTCGGTTTTCACGGGTCCGCTTAACGCAGTCGCCGGAATATTCAACTCAACTCTGGGCAGTTTATCAGTTCAGGTTCCCGACTGGGTCCCGCTCATTGGCGGACAAGAGTGGGGCATTCCCAAGATACCGATGCTCGCAGACGGCACAGACAACCACATAGGTGGTCCAGCCATCGTCGGTGAGCGTGGACCCGAGCTAGTCAATCTCCCCCGAGGCGCACAAGTCGTTCCGAACGACAAGACCCAAGAACTCGCCAAAGCCACCAGCGGGCAACAAAAAGAAGCATCAAACACACCAACCATAGTGAAGTTGATATTGAATGAGAGGGAGTTGGGCAACGCCATAATCGACCAACTCAACAAGAAGATGTCAACAGCGTTCAGCATAGGATAATAGAAGATGGAAGACCACAGAAGAAAAGTAAGCCCAGCGTCCACAGGAGGACAAGGGAATCCTGCCCCTAGGGATGTCGGGAGCAACGCGTCCACAAGAGGATATTCATCCCTTCAAGGTGCAGGCTCGGCGAATATGAGTTCTTTGCCCATCGGGGCGACTGATTCTGCCGTTGATAACTTGTCAGACCAACTGCGCCTATCAATAGAGATAACCCATGTCACAACAGGGAAGGTGGTGTCATTCCCAGCCTTTTTGACAGAGATTTCGGATAGTTACTCATCCAATTGGGACGAGCAGCCCGCATATGGGCGCATGGACCCATTACCAACATATCAGGGCACTACACGCAAAATCACGGCAGCCTGGGTGATTCCAGCATTCAGCGAGGCAGAAGCCGAAAGGAACCTTGCCAAAGTTGCCCTTTTGGAGCAGTTCCTATATCCCTCATATGCCTCAAAAGCAGGTGGAGCAACAACGATCAAATCAGCGCCTCTATTGCGAGTGAAGTTCGCAAACCTCATCATGAACGCCAAGACAGGTGGTGGGCTCCTTGGTTATGCTGCTGGCTTCTCGACGAATCCAAACTTGGACCAAGGCGTATTTATCAGTGGCGACACCATAACCCCCAAAGAACTGTCATTGAGTCTTGATTTTACACCTCTCCACGAGCACGAGTTAGGTTGGGACGGAAAAGGAGAGTTCAGGGGGAATCTCCAGAATAGCGGGTTCCCCTACGGACATTCTGCTGGCTCTGCAACAGCGCCGATTCAGCAATCTGTCCCGCCAGAGGTCCAAGCAGCAAACAATGATTCAGTGTTCAATCCATAGGGAGCAAGTCAGATGCCATCACGATTAGACATCCGCCCAGTTATGATAAATGATGACGAGGGCTATAAGAAGGAGTTCTTCCAAGAGAAGGGCGTGAATCACATAAGTCAGTATGGTACTGCAAAAATGCGATACCCAACCCCAAAAGAGATAAGCAAGATAGAGACCAGTGTTAGTACTTGGAAACGAGGCTCTCGACTTTATAAGCTGGCCGCAGAACATTACGGAGACCCGTCCTTGTGGTGGGTCATCGCTTGGTTCAATCAGAAACCTACTGATAGTCACTATTCGTTTGGAGACAAGGTGTTGATCCCGTCTCCAATTGAGGAACTCCTATCATATTATCGAGTCTATTAGGGAAGAGCCGTGTCGGAAAACACAATAATAACTGATCCCGCCAAAGCCGCCGATCAAGCCAGAACTAACGAACAGTGCTACTTGATCGCCAACATGGATCTCATTACGAAATTCAAAGGCAAAGAGCGAGCCCCGGTCGACAGAGAGAATTTGATTCTCACGACAAATGAAGTCCGTTCGGATGAATTGATTGGGCTCATAGCAAAATCAAACGGAGCCGAGGAGATGATGACTGCCACCGCCGCCCAGTTGGGCTATCTGGTACCACAGATTCGCTTGTTCCGTGAGACGGGTGACGACGCCGATCACCCCATCTACTTCAGTGAATATAGTGTTGTGCCCTCAATAAATGGTTCAGCCCCCTCCTCTGCGAGCGAGATGTTTCAGGATCGAGTTGTTGGGGCGGGTGCTGGCATAACCGACTTCAATTTCTCCTTTGACAATGAGAATCCTGGTGCTATGAGTTTCACAGCAGAGACTACTATCCACTTCGCAGCAATAGCCGACTTGGTGAATGGTCCCTATATTGAACTTTTGGTTCCGCCAATGGGGACATCCACGCCACCTAATCCGACAGGAAAAGCAGCAGAGAGAATAAAAGAGTTGAAGAAGCAGATAGCCGACCTCAGGGCTGCAAAGAAGAACAATTCTAATAGCCTTTCGAACCAAAAGAGACGGAAAAACAAGCAATCAAAGTCAGGGTCAGCGACGAGACTTCGTGCGGTCATTGGCTGGGCTACACCTTCCTTGCCTCCTGGCGAAGCACTCTCGGTCAAGGATCGTAAGTTCTACCAAGCAGTGAAGAATACACGGGTTACGCTGATGTTGGAGATGACAAAACATGAGATCACCTTTGGGCAAGAGGGGCAAGTAATTCTAAAGATCCTATACGCTGCCAGCATAGAGTCGGCCTTTTCTGGTCCAGACAGCGATGTCTTCCCGGCGGCTGGTGCCTCGAAGAGTATAAGTCGGACAAAGTCAACAAAGCTCCGTTATTCTGACCTCCCAAGTAAGAGCGTAGACGATTATGGAGGACCAAACACCGCTCTTGGGGAGATGGTGAAGTGGGGCAATACACCTGGTAACACCAAGAGGGAGCCTGGGGTTTTGAGGGATAGCGAGACTCTCCTCATAAATCACCCTACCTCTCACTACCCAATATATGAGCATCGCATCTCCGAGGACCTCAAGATATTCAAGAAAGAGCAACTGCTTTATACCTTGGTCGCAAATACGAGCGCTGGCAACGACCAGAAGACCTCACTAAAATCTGTGGGAACGGCAATAAAGAACTATAACATTGTACTGGGCAAGATCAGGAAGACTGATGCCAAGAAGAAGCAGTCTGGTATACTCACAGCGATTCTCAACTCAAAGAAGATATACACTCTCCCAGTGACTAATGAGGCATATCGCTCACTCGTCATCGGAGAGACGAAGGGCGAAGATGATGAAGTGGGCATCCTCAGTGCGAAGGAGATGGTCGCCGGACGAAGAATGAATGCCTCCAAGGCAAAGAGGCAGTCAATCAATCCTGCGATGACAAACTGGCTCAAAGGAGAGAGTGGGCCAATCGGGTCTGTTGTGAGCGCCGAAGACAAAGACAAGAGAGACGAAGCGAGCAAGAAGGCGATGTCCGAAAGTCTCAACCCCATCAATTCAGCACCAGATAGTGGGACAGTCCGAATCAACTATATCCTCTTTGGTGACCTTTTAGATGTGGTGTTGTCGGGAGCAACAATTAGCGAAAAGCAGAAACTCGTTCTTGGAAATGTTGAAGTTCCATTCCAGGATGGCACGAGGGTAAGCATGGCAGATATCCCAATCAGCTTGAACCAGCTTCAGGTGTGGTTCTTGGAGAAAGTCGTCAAACCACAGAGAAAGACTTTCCCTTTACGCCACTTTATCAAATCCCTCTTCCGCAACCTTTTGGAGCCAGCGTTTAATCAGTGTTCCTTCGATGGTCCTTCGGTGTTCGAGACAACCCTATTTGCGTTAGAGGAGGATGTGAAATCGGGCACCACGCTGGGGAAATCTAGCAAACTCCTCCAAACCTCTTCGGACCGCCAATGGGACGAAGCAACCAACTCTTCGCAAATCTCAGAATACCTCGTTCTATATTCGGGAAAGAAAACAAAAACCAAGATAAGGACGCCAGAGGAGGATATAGCCAACGGCACCCATCATCTTTATCTCGGAGCCGATAGGGGACTGGTGTTGAGTTTCAGTTTCTCACAGCAGGAGAATCAGCACCTTCACTCGCAGAATGTAGCTGCTGCCGCCTCGGGTGGCGACCCGATGGGACCATTAGCCCTGCCACAAGATTGTCAACTTCAATTAGTTGGGAATAGCTTGTTCCGTCCTGGGCAATACATCTATATCAACGCCGACCTTGCCTTGACGAGGGAGAAGGCAGACGCCCTCAAGTTGGGTGGTTATTATCGTGTAACCTCCGTGAGCAACACCATCTCGCCCAGCGGATTCACTACCGACTTGAAGTGCATATGGGAATCCAAACCATCAGCGAAGAGGGGGGCATAGAGAGTGGCTTTTTACGGAGCGAATGACAATCCGACAGCGGAATTGTTCCATCAGCGCAAGGCATACAAGGAGCGAGCATACGCCAACACGGACATCGGTAATTTGATTGACTTGTGGACGGAATACCCAAACTACGGGAAAGTGTCAGAATACGGCAAGCCCCTCGTTGTGAGATCAGAGAAACTCAAACAATTGCGTTACGCCAGCGACGACCAGACCCTCTTTGCACTAAACTTCGTCGCCGACGCATGGTCTTCTCTTGTCGAGCGAATGATAGAGTTGAAGAATAAGGGGCAAGTTGCCACGAGTTCCCCTTTTTACAAAATCAGAGCCCACACTGGATATATCTCACTTGGGGCGATATATGACAAACACATCAAGGAGAACCTTTATATCCCCATGTCCGAGATGTATCTTTCGGGCAGAAGAAAAAGGAAGGCAGATTCGTTCAATGGTTTTATGGGGGTCGCTTCAACCTTGTTCCGTCATATTGCTTCCGAGTCTCCAATAACCCGCTGTGGGTTCATCGAGTCAAACCTAGCCCCCATCGGCACTTCGGGTCTTGTCATAGAGATCGCCCCCCCAGAGGGACACTCGGAGGACTATGGGAAGTCAGACACCTACATCGACGATGAGACTTTCGAGGTGTTCGCCGCCTTCGCCGCCCAAGAGGGCTTTTATATAGACAAGAACGCCCCTTGGAGATTGGTGGCGAACCTAAATTCAGACGCCATGAGGAAACATATCGCTACCTATGATAGTCCGGAGTATGTCCTGTATGATGGGGTGTTTTATGACTACGCTCATCATCTCGATATGAACTCACTAAAACATTATCTCTATGGGATGTATCAGGCGTTCCAGGAGGCGAATCCATATGTTTTCGGGAGCAAACAGAATTGCCAAGGCGACACAGTTCCCGTTTCCTATGAGCGACTACCGACTACCTTCGCCGATGAGTTCGGGACGGAGGTCTCTTCTGGTAATTATGGTCCGAAATGGTCTTTGATGAATTATTACCACCTACGCCTCTTGGAGCGAGGAGAGGTCCGCCCCGCCCAACATCACTCATCAGCCCTCCGTGATATTTTAGACACCTATTTGGCCACAGACTACGAGACCGCCCTTGACTATCTCCAACAAGAGTACATCGGTCCCCCAAAATAACCCCTTGACGCCAAGCCGATCCTGTGGTATTCTCGTAGGGTAGAAATAACCGAGGCACCCTTTATTGCTATTCCAGACCCTAGACGACAAAGGCGAGTGCGTAGGCATCTACTACGACGGCGACCTTGTGTTCGATCTAGACGACTTTCCCGAGGACCTCACTCGTTCATGGTCCTATTCGTCCTATCTTGACGGATACAGGGGGGTTGACTATGCCGATCTTTACGCCCAAGGTAAAACCCTTGACGAGGTGTGTCCCGACTTTCTCCAAGAGGAGTGGGAGGCGCTGCGCCACCAGCGCCTTGCTTTTGTCCGTTCACTAAAAATCAGCAAGATAGACATCAAGAGCAATTGTCTTTACGACATCCTGCCTCCGTGGTTTCTTCGTCGCTACAACGCCTTAAAGAACGAGATCACCAACTATGTGATCGAGAACCACAAGAAACCTCCAAACTACCGAAATCTGTTCGAGGTCCGCAAGTTATTAGCAGAAATAAAGGATGATACTCTCAACATAGACACATCGTCCCTCACAGCCACCGACCCACAGACATTATCTACCATTAGGAAGGTGAGAAACTCATCAAGGAGCGTCGTCTACAACCAATTCGGCACCATCACAGGTCGCCTCACCACAAAGCCCAAAACCTTCCCGATACTCACCCTGAGAAAGGAAGACAGGACAATCGTCAAACCAACCAACGACCTCTTTGTTGAGTTCGACTTCAACGCCGCCGAAATCCGTGTCCTCCTTTCTCTATTAGGCGAAGACCAACCAGGGGAAGATGTACATGACTACAACGCCAAGCACACCTTCAGCGACATCACGAGAGACGAAGCCAAACGCACTTTTTTCGCCTGGCTCTACGGAAGTCACTCACCTGCCCTCAACGAGTACAAATCAATCCTCCGCAAGCGCTACAACAAAGCCAAACTAACCCGCAAATACTACGACGGGCACAGCGTCTCCACTCCCTACTCCCGAGACATCCCAGCGAGCGACCATCTCGCCCTCAACTACCTCATCCAGTCAACCACAGCCGACATGACCCTCGAACAAGCGACCAAACTACGAAAACTGCTTATCGGGCACAAATCAAAAATAGCATTCATCATCCACGATTCGGTAGTGATCGACTTAGACATAGAGGACAAGGAACTACTTACTACACTTGCTGCGGAATTTGGAAACACAAGGTTCGGCAAGTTCAGGGTAAACACAGAGATCGGCAAGAACTTCGGCGATATGAGGAAGGCAAAGCAATTTGGATAAGATAGTTGGATTAGGGAGCGCCACAAAGCCCCTCATAGACGGGTTCGGCGGGCTACCAGAGTACAAGACCTACTTTTTTGACGAGGAGACGCTTGGCGACCACTCTACGATGGAGTCCTACGAGGAGAATTTCCCCACAGCTTCAATCAAGCGCAAAATTAAGGGTATAACAAAGAAGTCAGAAGTCCTCTTGGTTATCGAGGGTGGTGGCCCTATCACGGGAGCAACTCTTGCTCTTTTGGAAATCCTCTGCAAAGCAAAAGTCAGCGTGCTCTATGTTGAGCCAGAGTTGGACATGCTACCCCTTCCAAACAAAGAGAATGAAGGGTTGCTTTTCCGCGCCTTGCAGGGATTAGCCCTCTCTGGCATATTGGAGCACCTCTACCTTGTTTCTCGCCCCGCAGTCGAAGCCACTCTTGGCGACATAGCACTTGACGAGGTTGACGCTGGAATCACAAAGGCCATCCTCTCTGTTTTCACGATGACGAATTTCTATGAGCACATCAGCCCCATAAAGCAAGCAGAGCACATCAAGCCCGAAGGCGTCCGCATAGCCACCTTTGGTCACCTCCTCCCGGACAACACCGAAACCTCCTTTTATCCACTATCGGGCACAAAAGACAAGAAACTCTACTATGGGATCCCAGAGGCAGAAATGAAAGACACGAGTCTTTTGGGGAAGATCAAGTCAAAGGTAAAGGAAGAGGTCGACGATGGAACAAGGTGTGCCTACGCAGTTTATCAAATAGAGGGTTCAGAAAATCAATCCTTTGTCCGCATCTATACGGACTTTTCACAGAACCGCTGATGAAAAGCATCTCTCACCGACTAAATAGGAAAGACGAACGGACGGAGGGTTGATGAATTGGCCAAAAACAGAAAGAGGGGTGTATTGCTCGCAACGATAATTAGAGACGCAGATGGTACGACAACAGACGAAGTGGTTCAGCATATCCTTGAGAAACACGAACTAACCAACAAGTTCATATTTGTGTTCAACGACACCCAAGATGTGACCCGCAAGGTCATCACCTTCAACACTGTCGCTTTATCGCCCAAGGACACCCCAGCCAGCGTCCATTTCACCATCCGGGTCCACCGCAAGAAAGAAACGAGCACGATCTACACGATCAACGGACTAAACAAAGCCCTCGAACTTGAGCATAACGGAAAGTCAGGAAGAGACCTCAAGCTCAATTGGGAAGATCACAGGAATTGCGCCCTTCTCACCTTCGGTGGCGAGTTGAAGCGAGTTGAGCTTGCGCTTGAAAAGATCCTCGAAGTCAGCGATGAGTCCCTTCCCGAAGAAGAAACCGAAGAATAACAACTGCTTCCGTTTTTTTCTCAAAATACCTCAAATTAAACCTTGACGAAACCCTCGTCCCATGAGATACTACTTGTAGATGGAGAGCCGACCAAAGGGCAGAGAGGAGTTGGTTTGTCGGCAACAAAAAAGAAATAAAGCCCTTTACAAAGTGAGATTTTTAGCGTATCATAAGGATACACAATAACACGCCATAACGGCAAAATGGGGATGAACCCCGAGAAAAGGAAGAGAAAATGGCAGGTATTAACCTAGACGCAATGCGAGCGAAATACAACAAACTCACCACCAAGGGTGGCGGAGCAGATGGCTTCTGGAAGCCCCAAGAGGGATCCCAAACGATCCGCATCGTAGCACCAACAGACGGAGACCCCTTCCGTGACTATCAGTTCCACTATCGCCTTGGGGCGGATCAGAAGACCACTTTGATCAGTCCACGAACCTTTGGGCTCAAGGATCCCATCGGCGACTTCGGCAACAAGTTGTGGAACGAGGACACCGAGGAGAGCCGTGCGATGGCGCGAAACTTCTTCCCGAAGATGCGGGTATTTGCTCCCGTCGTCGTCCGTGGCGAGGAGGAGAAGGGTGTTCGCTTGTGGGGCTTTTCGAAGACCACCTACGAGGCACTACTCAAGATCGTCCTCGATCCTGACTACGGCGACATCGCAGACCCAGAGGCGGGTACTGACCTTCGACTGGATTACGGCAAGAAGGCGGGGCAGATGTATCCCACTACGGAACTTCGCCCTGCCCGCAAGTCGTCGCCACTCGGCACTCCCGAGCAGATTGAGAACTTCCTCGCGAACATTCCCAACTTCGAGGAGCAGTTCCCACCCACAACCACCGAGCAAGCCCAGAGACTTCTCGATGAGACTTTGAGTGGCGGAGCCGACGCAGACACTTCTGACGGCACCACTCGCTACGGAGGCGGAGGCGCAAGTGCCGAAGCGACCACGAAGGTCACGGACATCGAGTCCGCCTTTGACGACCTGCTCGCATAGGTCCTTCACCACCTCGGCATGTGGCTAAACTGCCTGCCTTCGGGCATCAACAGACAAGAGGAAAAGAGACATGAAGAAGTTGGGTCTAGCGCTTGCGCTTCTGACGGGTTGCACTTCGAAAGCACCAATCGCACTTGACGCTGGTATTGACGCTGGTATTGACGCTGGGGTACCCCTAACCGTTGATGCTGGTCCTTCGAAGAAGAGACGCCGTATTGAGTGGGTGCTCTCCCAATCGGAAGGGGAAGATGTTCCGAAAAAGTGGCACCACACCGTCCTCAACGACGGTCCATACCTCTTCGACTTGCAGGGTGTGGGTGCTGAGGGGTGCGGTGTCGACAAGATTACCCGCGAAGGCAACGAAGAGACGCGGGGTCTGAGTTGTGAAATCATGAAGAACCGCATCTTCTACGATTTGGGCATCTGCAAAAATGACGGCACCAACAAACCTCTCCACAAGATGGGCACGATTGGTGTGTATTCCCGCAAGCCGCTGAGGGGACAAGGCATCGCCATCCTCAAGTGTCGCTATGTTAACGATAAAGAAACTAACAAATAACAAGACAAAAGGAGAAGAATTATGGCATACGGAAAATGCGCATCATGCAAGGCACGAGAGGTCATTTATCGCTGTGGAAATTGCGGAGCAGTTAGTTGCCGATCTTGCGAGGGCATCAGTTCCCACTGCTCATGCTGTCGCAAGACCAAACGAAAGCCCGTTTGATAACCTCATTAGCGGGCAACAAGAAATAAAACAATAAGGAGATAAACATGTCCAACATCGATGACCTTAAAAAGATGCTGAACAAGCGAGCCCAAGTTGCCTACCGTATGGACGAGAATGACCCATCAACGGTGTCAGATTGGATCCCCACTGGTTCAAGGTGGTTAGACAACATCATCAAACAGGGGCAACGAGCTGGTATTCCAGTAGGCAAAATATGTGAGGTGGCGGGGCTTGAAGCCTGCGTTTCAGACGACACCCTTATCGAGGTGGAAGTGGATTGACTGATAGGCCGCCTACTTGATACACGAGAAAACAAAGCAAGGTTCGCCGCCGCCCGATCGTTTTGTGAGCAATGGGGCTTGAAGTTCACAGTCGTGACAGAGGAGGATTTTAGTTTTCCGAAGTATGACAAAGAAACACTTGACAAGTTGATAGAATCAGGTACAATAGAACCAATGAACAGCACAGAATATGAAAGGTTGTTAAAGTGGGTATGAAGAAGAAGATCAGAATCGCAGAGGTCAAAGAGTTGCTCAATGCCGGACACAAGGTACGGGTTAAGACTTTGTCGGGGGAGTACACGGAGATCGTCGACTACATCGACAAGGGGCTGTTGCCGGCACACGAGGTGGTTCTAGCAAATGAGCGCCGGATCGAAGTCACAGCGGAACATAGGTTCTTCGCATCAGAAGGGTGGGTCCGCACTAGCGAACTCGTCGTCGGCTCAACAAGACTACTTTGTGATGATGGCGAATACCATGAAGTCAGCCAGGTCAGCCAGGTAGGTGCGAAGCAAATTGTTGACATCACAGTCAAACACCCTGAGGCATGTTATTACGGCAACGGCATCCTGAACCACAACACCGGAAAGAGTTATATGGCAGTGCAGGTTGCCGTCAACGCACAGAAGAAGGGAATTGATGTTGTCTATTTTGACTCAGAGTCGGCTCTGGATGCGCAGTTTCTAGAGCGTTCCGGCGTCAATTTGGAAAACTTCCTTTACATTCCAGCAACCTCCTGTGAGTTTGTCTTTGATACTATCGATACTATTATTGACTCCACTGATAAGCAGATCTTATTCATCTGGGACAGTTTAGCCTTTACTCCCTGTGAATCGGATTTAGAGTCCGAAAAACTCAACCCCAATGCTGGCGGGATGCTCCGTAAACCCAAAGTAATTGGTGCCGGACTCCAAAAGCTGATTAACCCACTCAACGCAAAGCAACACACCTTAATGATTATCAACCAACTACGCATTAATATCCCCAAGACCCCAGCAGAGGCGCTTGTGACTCCGTACTTTACACCGGGAGGCAAGGCGCTAACTTATGCATACACTCTTCGTATCTGGTTGACGGGACGCAAAGCAAGAGCATCTTTTGTTGAGAATGACCGGGGCGAGCGCATCGGTTCATCTGTCTCGGCTAAGATCGAGAAATCACGAGGAGGCACCCAAGGTCGCAAAGCGATGTTTAAGATTTTGTGGGGCGGCGACAGGGTTGGGATTCAAGATGAGGAAAGTTGGCTGGAAGCAGTTAAGGACTCTCAGTACATTCATGGGACGACTTGGAAGGAGTTAGAATATGCTGATGGCACGAAGTCCAAGAAGTTCCAGGCAGGCAGTTGGCTCAAAATGTTGACAGAGGACAAGTTCAAAGAGCGAGTGTTAGAGATTCTCGATCAAACCACTCAGCGGGCAGATGAAGAAAAGAGTTCTTGACATTTTGGAAGATGAGTGTAGAATAGGTAAGAAGGTAGGGCGAGATGACAAAGAGGAAGCGAAATAAGTTCCTAGCATTTGCCCTGCGGAAGATAGACACGAACGAGTATAGCAAGAGCCTCCTCCATCGCCATGTAGCGGTGATAGTGAAGGGCGGAAATGTGATCTCCGTGGGGAGGAACAGATACAAGACCCACCCCAAGTCGAGCGAAGCGGATTTCACTCGTTCAGTTCACGCAGAGATGGACGCCATTTGGCGAGTGAAGGACAAGAGTCGCCTCCAGGGGGCGACGATCTATGTAGCGAGAAAGGGGAGGAACGACCTTCCCGGAATGAGTTGTCCTTGTGTTAAATGCCAAGAGATTATCAACAAACACGGATTACGCCGAGCGGTTTTTACAACAGAGCACGGCACAGGAACGATGGACTTTTGATGAGTAAACGAGTATTAGTCGTAGATGCCCTCGGGGCGTTTGTTAGGTCGTGGTGTGTAAATCCAACCCTAAATTCTAACGGAGCCCCTTTTGGGGGCGTAGATGGTTTCATGAAGACCTTGCAAAAACATTTACGAGAGACCAACCCGGACGAGGTCGTGGTGTGTTGGGACGGCACAGGTGGAACAGCCCGCCGTCGTCTCATCAACGAGGACTATAAAACCGGTCGAAAGATCCCCAAACGCCTCAATAGGGCATTTGAGATCTCCGACAACCAAGAGTTAGCGAACAAGGATGAGCAAATCTCTCGCCTCATAGAGTATCTCGCAGAGATGCCTCTCACACAACTTTACCTTCCCACCCAAGAGGCTGACGACCTGATTTCTTGGACCACTAGCCATCCACACTTCGCAGGTTGGCAAAAAGTGATCCTATCAAGCGACAAGGATTTCTTCCAGTTGTGTGATGATGAAACAATTATTATTCGTCCAGTAGCCAAGCAGATCGTCTCTAAAAAGACTATCTTGGAAAAGGACGGCATCCACCCAAAGAACTACGCCCTAGCCCGAGCCATGGCTGGCGACACTTCCGACAACCTCCCTGGTCTCCATCGTGTCGGTCTAGCCACCGCCATCAAGCGTTTTCCCTTTTTACGGGAGGACAATTCCTACCAAGTCAGCGATTTAGTAGCCCACGCCAAGGAGAACCTAGGCAAGGTCAAAATCTACCAAGATCTCCTCGATAACCAAGAGACCATCTCCGACAATTACCGTATAATGCAGCTCTACAACCCAGAAATCTCACCCGAAGAAAGCACCGCACTTTATCGGGCAATAAAAGAAAATAAAGGGTTGAACAAAACCAAAATCCGTGTTATGCTTATGAGAGACGGGATCGGTTCTCTCAATCTCGACTACTTACTAAGCCATTTCCAGAACGCATAAAAGAACGGAAGACGATTGACCAAGAAGAAGAACGAACAGATCACATTTGCCAAATTCGGTAAAGCGTTCCAAGAGAAATTAGCATATAACATCCTAGAAGACCGCCCATTTGCGAACCAGATGATCGAGGTCCTGGAAGTCAACTATTTGGAGTTGCGCTACATCCGCACCTTCGTTGAACTCATCTTCGACTACAAGAAGAAGTATGAGGTCCACCCGACGCAGGTGATTGTGTCGTCCATCATCCGCTCAGAGCTGGACGAAGCAAGCGACATCATCAAGAAGCAGATGATTGACTTTTTAGCACGGATCAAGACGGGCGACGTCAACGCCGAGGACGGCGAGTACGTTCGAGAGAAGTCCCTTGACTTTTGCAAGAAGCAGAAACTCAAGGACGCCATTCTCAAGTCGGTAGAGTTGCTACAAACCTCATCCTTCGAGGAGATCCAGGGGGTTATTGAGCAGGCGATGAAGCTTGGTCTAGACAACAACTACGGACATGACTTCATTGAGGACTTCGAGGATCGCTACACGATTCACGATAGAGACCCGATCTCTACTGGCTGGGACGAGATTGATGACATTACTCGTGGCGGACTAGGTAAGAAGGAATTAGGAATCATCGTCGCTCCAACTGGTTGCCATGAGCGAGGCACGCTAGTGATGATGTCAGATGGAAAAAGAGTAGCGGTGGAAGATATCCGAAAAGGAGATGAATTGATGGGTCCGGATTCGCTTCCAAGGGCCGTAAAGACCTTGGCTCGGGGTCGGGACAGGATGTACCGAATCACCCCTGTGAAGGGTGAGTCGTTCGTTGTCAACGGTGGCCACATCTTGTCCTTGGTGAGGACTGCCGATGGGACTTCCTTTGCCGGAAAGGTTGTGAATCTAACTGTCGACGAATATCTTACCAAAAGTAAGACATTCAGGCACATTCACAAACTTTACAGAACAGGTGTAAAGTCATTCGCCTCTCAGTCGAAAGTCTCCCACCCTTATTTCGTCGGACTGATGTTGGGAGACGGATCCACCTCTAATTATAATATTCGCTTTACGAGCGACGATGAGGTTTTGAGAGAAGAGGTTTGTCGGGTAGCAGACATTTTTGGACTGACAATTCGAGAGTATCAGAAACAAACAGGTTCGACGATAGACCTTGCCCTTGTTTCGCCGGGGCAACCTAGAAACCCACTAGGAACATTCCTGAGAGAAATCGGCATCTATGGGCAGAAGTCGGACAACAAGCGGGTGCCTTCGGGATACTTGGTCGCACCAGAGGCAGATCGCCTCTCAGTATTGGCTGGTTTGATCGACACCGACGGAAGTTGTTCTAAGGGTTATGGATACGACTTTGTTTCCAAATCACAAGGACTTGCGGACGATGTGGCATTCCTCTCTCGGAGTCTTGGCTTGGCGGCATATGTGACCGAGTGCACAAAGTCGGACCAACACGGAACCAAGGGACAGTATTATCGTGTGTCTATTTCGGGGGATTGTATCAAAATCCCGGTACGCATTGAGCGCAAGAAGTGCTCTGAACGACAACAGAAGAAGAATGTTCTTCGCACAGGGTTTAGTGTCGAGCAGGTACCTGATGACTACTATTATGGTTTTGAGTTGACGGGAGATCATCTATATTTGATGGGCGACTTTACGGTCACGCACAACTCTGGCAAATCGATGGCCATGGTCCACCTCGGCACCCAAGCACTTAAGGAGGGAAAGACGGTCGTCCACTATACGTTGGAACTCGCAGATACGGTTGTCGGCAACCGCTACGACAGTTGCCTTACGAAGGTCCAGCTCCAAGACCTCCATTCGATGAAGGACAAGATCGAAGAAGAGGTTCGTGGGGTCACGGGCAAACTCATCGTCAAGGAGTATCCCACCAAGTCAGCATCCACGAGCACCATCGAGAACCACCTAGATCGCCTACGTCAGCGAGGCATTGAACCCGATATGATCATCATCGACTATGGGGATTTGTTGCGCCCTCGCCAACAAGGCGGATACAAGACTGAGTTGCGACACAATCTAGGTGATATTTACGAGGAGATGCGAGGCATTGCGCAGAAATATGAGGCGGTCTGTTGGTCTTGTTCTCAAACAAATCGCAGCGGGCTAAACGCCGAAGTCATCACGATGGAGAGCATCAGCGAAGCGTTCAACAAGTGCTTCGTCGCTGATCTCATCTGCTCCATCAGTCGGACCGTCGAAGACAAGGCACAAGATAAGGGTCGTATGTTCGTAGCCAAGAACCGCAACGGACCAGACGGCATCGTCTATCCGATGACGATCGACACCAGTCGAGTCAGACTTGAGGTCCACCACCCCGACAGCGAAGCGGGCGGGATTGACTCTGTCGTCGCCAAGACGAAACAAGAGCAACAGGACTGGCTCAAGAAGAAGTACAAGACCTATAATGATGAGTCAGTCCCAGGCAACAGACGCAGAAAGAAGAGCAAAGCCCCGGAGCACCGCTCTCTCAGTGATCTCCTAGCCAACGGACCCCAAACCAAGGAGGAGCTAGACGCTCTGCCTGCTTGGGAGAAGAAGAAATTCATCAGGGACCTCAAACGCCAAAAAGAGAACCTAGCCAAAGAGCAGGCCGCCCACGCCGCCAACTCTGCGGCAACAGAAAAACACAACAAAAAGGAGAACCAATAGCATGAGCAAAGATCTATCTGTTGACATTTTGTCCGACATCACCACATACATGAAGTACGCAAAATATCTCCCCAAGAAGAATCGCAGGGAGACCTTCGGTGAGATGGTCACCCGCAACAAGGCGATGCATATCAAGAAGTTCCCCGAACTCAAAGATGAGATCAATAGCACCTACAAACTCGTATCAGCGAAGAAGGTTCTCCCATCGATGCGTTCGATGCAGTTCGCAGGCAAAGCCATCGAGGTGAATCCAACTCGCCTATTCAACTGCGCCTTCCTCGCTATCGACGACTATCGAGCCTTCAACGAGACGATGTTCCTCCTGTTGTCTGGTTGCGGAGTGGGTTACAGCGTCCAGAGCCACCACGCCGAACAACTGCCCGAGATCGTAAAGCCGAACAGCGACCGCACACGCCGTTTCCTCATCGGCGACAGTATCGAGGGTTGGGCAGATTCGGTCAAAGCCCTTGTCCGTCAGTACTATGTTGGTGGCTCCAAGATCCGATTCGATTACAGCGACATCCGTGAGAAGGGTGCCCTTTTGGTCACCTCTGGCGGCAAAGCGCCCGGACCTCAACCTCTCCGAGAGTGCCTTGTTAAGATCGAGGGCATTTTTGAGTCCAAGCCCGTCGGTTCCAAACTAACGACCATCGAGGTCCATGATATTATGTGTCACATTGCGGATGCAGTTTTGGCTGGCGGAATTAGGAGATGTCTGCCGAGCAACTATTTAGTCTGTGTTGGTCCGGACCAATACAAGGAGATATCAGAGATGTCGAGAGGAGACTCGGTATATTACAATGAGAGATATTATGAGGTAAAGAACAACTTCGAGCAGGGCGAACAGGATATCGTAAAACTTACCACTGCCGAGGGATATCACCTTTCGACACCCAACCATCGGTGGCTGGTGTTGGACAAGAAGTCTGAGAAGATTATCTGGACCACCGCCAGCGACATTTCTAAGGACCCGACCCGATATTCTTTTGCAAAAGAGAAGTACGATTTCGTTGATATTTTGCACGTAGAAGACTTCGGTTCAGAGGAGACTTATGACATTGAGGTTGATGAGGTTCATTGCTTTACGGCAAAGAATCCGTCCACGGGGTTGGAGTCTGTATCTCACAACTCTGCTATGATTGCCCTTTTTGATGCAGACGACGAGGAGATGCTCGCCGCCAAAGCCGGCAACTGGTGGGAGACGAATCCCCAGCGAGGTCGTGCTAACAACTCAGTAGTGGTCTTGCGGCACAAAATAGAAAAGGACTTCTTCCTTAATCTTCTCAAGCGAACCGAAATGAGCAGGGCTGGCGAACCTGGTATCGTCCTGAGCAACGATAAGGAGCTAGGGACAAACCCGTGCGGAGAAATAGCCCTGCGTTCAATGCAGTTCTGCAATCTCGTAGAAGTCAACGTTTCAGACATCGAAGACCAAGCCGACTTAGAAGCCAGAGTCACCGCAGCCACCCTCATCGGCACACTTCAAGCATCCTACACCGACTTCCACTACCTACGAGCGAAGTGGCAACGAAACACAGAGAAGGACGCCCTCGTTGGTGTATCTATGACGGGCATCGCCTCAGGAGCAGTCCTGAGCGAGGACATCGATCTCGCCAAAGCCGCAGAAGTCGCCAAAGCTGAAAACGCCCGAGTAGCAGAGTTGCTAAACACCAACCCAGCCGCTCGCCTAACTACGGTGAAGCCATCGGGTTGTCTATCCGCAGACACAGAAATTCGCACCAACCTCGGAAACATCAAGCTATCAACAATCTTTGATGCCAATGGGTACACGGAGTCTATCATCAAGCGGTCGGCGGGAGAGTTTTTGCCGGCGAATGAGAAGATATACGTTTACAACGAGAAAAACGAGAAGGAGCTTATCACCAAGTTGTTCGTCAATGGGTTAGCAGACACATATGAGATTGAGCTAGACGACGGCACGACTGTTTCCGCAACGAAGGAGCATCGCTTTTTGACTACGAATCGGGGCTGGGTCAAAGCTGCGGATTTAGACCTCGACGATGATATCCTAAGTTATTAGGCAGAGGATTATCTTTTGGCTCGCCAAAAAGGATATTCTCTGGTTGGAAAGAGGATACACAGTGATAAGGGTGCCAGAGGCAGACTACAAAGAGGACAAGCAGAAAGTGTTATTGGAATTAAAAAGGAGAATCGAAAATGAGAATTAAGAGCATCAAGAAGAGTGAGGCGAAACAAATGACCCTCGATCTCGAAGTTGACGGAACACACACATATCAACTGGGGAATGGTTGTGTGGTACACAACACGACCAGTCTCGTTATGGGAACCTCGTCCGGCATCCACGCTTGGCACGCCCCGTACTACATCCGTCGCATTCGTGTCGGCAAGAACGAAGCGATCTACCAGCATCTCGCCGCCTACCACCCTGAGTTAGTGGAAGATGAATATTTCCGCCCCCATGACACGGCGGTCATCTCGGTCCCCCAGAGAGCCCCAGGGGGAGCCATCACCCGAGGCGAATCCGCCTACCGCTTCCTTGAGAGAGTGAAGAAAGTCAGCAAAGATTGGGTCTTCCCAGGCCACACTAAGGGTTCCAACAAGAACAACGTCTCAGCAACCGTAAGTGTGCGTGAGAATGAGTGGGAAGACCTCGCAGAGTGGATGTGGAAGAACCGAGAGTTCTACACAGGTCTATCCCTCCTCCCCTTCGACGGCGGCACCTACCAACAGGCTCCCTTTACCGACTGCTCTAAGGAGACCTACGACACCTTGATGGAGACCCTAACCAGCGTAGACATCAAAGCCATCGTCGAAATGGAAGACAACACAGTCCAAGCCGAAGCACTAGCGTGCGGAGCAGGCGGTTGTGAGATCACTTAATCGGGCAACAAGAAAAAGACTTAACAAAAGCCAAATTTGTGAGATAATGATGTTACGAAAAGGAGAAGAGAATGTGTTAGACATCGGAAGTAGCGTTTGGAATTCTTACAATGGACTTTTACGATTCGGAAGGATCACCTCGAAGGAGATCATCGATGGGTGGGCAGAGTTCAAAGTGACTTGGTTTGATGATGGAGTTTATGAGAGCAGAGTAGCCCACAGAGAGGATATGACCAAGAAGGACTACAAAAAGCACACCTATCGAGCCAACGAACTCCATCCGATCGAAATCAAGAGGTTGGAGAAGGTTGCATACTTGGGGCGGTTTGTTGCAAGATGATCCTATTTAGGGGAGACATCTTGACGACAAAGGGAGAAGTATAGCGATGACGATCAAAGACACATTTCAGAAGTGGCGAGAGTTCCGGTTGACCGAATCGGGTTTCAACAGGATCAAGAACATCCTTCAGGGGAACGTGGGCTCTGTGAGTTCGGTCGGCTTCATCACCGCCTGGAACCCAAAGCCGGAGGGTGGCGAGTATGCCGCCGAACTCCCCAAGAAGGAGAATGTAGCCAGCAACAAGCAGTTGATGGCGGGTCTGCGCTCTCGTGGCTATGGTCCTATTCGTATTCGTGGTCGCTTCGGCGACCTTGAGCGATCTTTCATGGTCCCGAACATTTCCCGAGATGAGTTGATTCGTTTTGCTGGCATGTTCCGTCAGGAGTCAGTCGTGTGGGGAACCAAGCAGTCCGACAACAGCTATGAGTTCGAGTACATTGAGCACATCAAGGAGACCTCACCAGCAACAGACGACACCTTAGCGAGATTCAGCGGAGAGACGACGAACAAGCGCACAGCAGTTTTGTTCGGCGACGAAGTTGACCCAGAGAGTCCCAACTACTCTCAGGAGCGTCAGTCTGCTGGTCGCAAGTTCCTTATTCCTTTCTTTGATGACGGCTATGAGCTAGAAGAAGCACAAGTGAAGGACTTCGCCCAAGGGGATCATCTTGCGGGGCTAAATGAGCTATGTAACCCATCTGTAAATGGGCTACTTTCCGAGATTCGCGAGCATTCCAGGGCAGCCCTATACGACAGCGTCCCTCCGAAGAGTCACTGGCACCACCTAAACGTCGGTCGCACTAAATTCCGTGAACTCCGTGAGATGGTCGCCATTTTATCAGAAGCTCGCCACTATCTCAAGGATTACGCCCAAGGCAACCAGATCACTCTTTATCACTACGCCGACGAGTCACTCGGCGAGCGATTCACCACAGACCCCAAGTTTAAGTCACAGACGCACTCTCGGCGAGAGATGGAGAGCGTCACGACCCCACGAACCTTCTTCTATGTGGATCCGACCCAAAGGGAGCACCTCTTCCGTGCGGGCTATTCTCTCTATCGCGTTTCGGTCCCTCTCGATGAGATCTACGATCCGCTTGTGGATCCTGACGACCTCAAGGATCAGTTCCGCGACCCAGTCGACGGATTCTCCATCAAGGGTCCTTCTGGCGGACTTCAGAAACTCTACGAGAAGATCAAGTCCTACAACCTAGGGATGTTTGTCAAGGGTCGTTATTTTGACGCAGTTGTGGTCTTCCAGCCGCTAGAATTAGAGCGAGTATCAGAAGAAGAGCGAGCCACCTTAGAAGCAGGAAGATGAGCGAACTATTACGCCAACCCGCACAGACCTATGAGTTCTATCTCAGTCCCCAAGGTGATGTCCTCGTCGGCAAGCCACTTTCAATCGCTTGGGGGCGAAGAGGCATGAGTGGTTCCGCAGAGAAGCAAACATCCAACCAAGGATAGCATCAGCCACCTATTGGACAGCCCTATTCACCACCGGCCAACGGATGCTCGCCACAGAATACGAAGACGGCTCAATCACCATCACCCATTACCCGGCAACAAAAGAAAAGACCTTTACAAAACGAGAATAGTAGAGTAGAATAGAAAGACGGAAGGGGAAATACATGTCTAACTTCAATCATTTTATGCCAGACAAATACAACGAGAGCGAATGCCCAAGCGCAGACAAGCACGCTTGGGTGCCCACATCACAAACAAGGCGATTTGGACGAGATGTAGCAGTAGAGGCATACTGCAAACACTGCAACGAGAGAGAGTGGTCGATTATGACCGAAAAGACATTCAGAACAGCACAACTACAATGGGAGAAGTTGAAGTGAAAATCAACCCAGCAAACAAGAGACTATTGATCGAGGTAGTCGAAGAGACCGCCAAGGAAGTGGAAACCCGATCATTCATTTTGCCAGAGGACGCCAAGCCTCCGAGCGAGTATACACGAGCGGTGGTCACTGCGATCGCCCAAGATGTTGAGAGCCCAGCGGGTTTAGAGGTCGGGCACGAGATCATCATTCTCACCCATATGATCGAAAAGGTCGTCATAGGCAACGAAGAGATCATTATGGTCCCAGCGAACTATGTAATGTGCATCATTACGGGGAGTTAGTTTATGGTCGATGAAGGAAACAGAGGGGCATTCGAAACCTCAGAGGAAGCGGTTGCTGAGGCAGAGGATCTTCGCCCTAAGCCACCAGCACGCACAGCCCCCCGAGGCATCCGCACTTTCACCGTCCATCGCCAAAATGATGAGTCAGGAGTCAGCGGGACGGGCGTCATCATCGAAGGTGTACTCTATGCGACGGGAGCCGTTGTCCTTCACTGGCTCCTCCCTCCGCCCAAGGGCTCCATAGCCATCTTTGAGTCGATGGGCGACTTCATCAGCACCCACATCGGTCCCCACCCAACCAACATAACCACCATCACCTTCGAAGACGGAGAGCAGATGGTTTACGGGCAGAAAGAAAAAGAAGAAAAGCCCGAAGAATAGGTTGACTTTATGGCGGTCTTCGCTTACAATAAAGAACAGTTAGAGAACAACAAAGGAAGGTCGCCTATGCAGACCAAGCCCGATCGCATCACTTCCACGATCCCCTTCGTAGGACTTCACGCACACAGCGGGATGTCTCCTTTTGACGGACTCGGAATGCCGAAAGAACATATGGAGTTTGCCCACGAGAATGGAATGCGAGCATTAGCGATGACCGACCATGGACACATGAACGGGCTCTCGTACCAAGTAGAGCACCTCAAAAAGATGAGGAAAGGCGGCAAAGAGTTTAAAGCCATCTATGGCTGTGAAACCTACTTCATCCCGAGCCACAAGAAGTGGCGAGTGATGCGAGACGAGCATCAGGCGAACTCCAAGAAGCAAAAGAAGGAGGAGTTCAAGATGGTCGTCGAGGAGGAGGACAAGGGAAGACGAAAGTTTAACCCCTTGAACAACCGCTCTCATCTCGTCATCGTCGCCCAGAATCAGGTTGGGCTCAACAACCTTTTTCAGTTAGTAAGCGATAGTTATCGCCCCGAAAACTTCTATCGCTACCCTCGTATGGACTTCGAGATGCTTGAGGAGTACAACGAGGGGTTGATTGTCTCAAGTGCCTGCCTTTCCGGGGTCTTAGCTAATGACATGTGGCGTAACAAGGATAAATCGCCCGACCACGTCCTTGAGGCAATGCGAGCCACCGCCACCCGCTTCAAAGACATCTTCGGCGACCGCTTCTATGGGGAGGTCCAGTGGAACGATGTACCGGAACAACACGAACTCAACAACTATGTGATCCAAGTCTGCATCGAACTCGGCATCCAAGTCATCAGCACGGCAGATAGCCACTATCCTCGCCCTGAACTCTGGAAAGACCGAGAGATGTATAAGCGCATCGGCTGGGCGGGCAAAGCCCCTGCGTGGGGCGAGGACGCCAACCTTCTCCCGGAGTCAGTAGAGGACATCGGCTACGAACTCTACCCAAAGAACGGCGACCAAATGTGGGAGAGTTACAAGAAGTACTCATCCCGGTCCAAAGTAGAGTATGACGACGACTTTGTTTTGGCGTCTATCACTCGCACTCATGACATCGCCTATGATCGCATTGAGGACTTTTTACCAGACGCCACCGTTCGCCTTCCAGAGTTCGTGATCCCCGAGGGCAAAACAGCCACCCAAGCCCTCACGGAGCTAGCCATCAGCGGGCTAAAAGAGAAAGAACTCCACACCGACAAGGAGTATGTCGAGCGCCTCAAATACGAGATCGACATCATCGACACCCGAGGGTTCTCTCAATACTTCCTGACGATGAAAGCCATCAACGACAAAGCCCAAGACATGATGCTCGTGGGTCTCGGACGAGGATCAGCGGGGGGCTCCCTCCTTGCCTATGTCCTCAACATCACCCAGATTGACCCAATCAAGTACAACCTTCAGTTCGAGAGGTTCCTGACGAAGGGCGGATCAGGGTACCCGGACATCGATAGCGATTACGAATCGAGAATGGATCTCGTCCGAGCCCTCCAAGACGACTGGGGTGAGACAACGGTTGTCCCCATCAGTAACTTCAACACGCTCCAACTCCGATCGCTCCTCAAGGACCTTGGCAAGTTCTATGATGTCCCGTTTATGGAGGTCAACAAGGTCACAGGCGCTATGATGGGCGAGGCGACCCCAAAAGCCAAGAAAGCCCACGGCATCACGGCTGGCGTCTATGTCCCTACGTTCAGCGAGGTGAAGGAGTACAGCGAGTCGCTTCAAGCGTTCTTCGAGAAGCACCCACAAATCGCCACCCACGTTGATGTCCTTTTCGGCAACATCCGGAGCACCAGCCGCCACGCCGGAGGTGTGCTGGTCACGGAGAACCTTGACCGCCATATGCCCTTGATCAACTCTGGCGGGACAATCCAAGCCCCGTGGGCAGAGGGTCAAAACGTTCGCCACTTGGAACCACTCGGCTTCATCAAGTTCGATCTCCTTGGTCTCTCCACTCTCCGCATGATCAGCGGAGCCATCCGCCACATCCTAAAGCGCCACCACAACATTCCCGACCCATCATTCGGGCAAGTAAGAGATTTCTACAACAAGAACCTCCACCCCGATGTACTAGATTTTAACGACGAAGAGGTCTGGAAGAGCATCTTCCACAGAGGCAAGTGGGCTGGCATCTTCCAGATGACAAACGGAGGAGCCCAGAAGTTCTGCCAAGAGGCACGACCAACCTCCCTTGAGGACTTCGCCGCCATCACAGCGATCTACCGACCCGGACCTTTATCAGCAAACGTCCATAAACTCTATGTCGCCAACAAGGAGAACCCGAAGCAGGTCACCTACGATCACCCGATCATCAAGGAGGTCCTTGGGGACACCTATGGGTTGTTGGTTTTCCAAGAGCAGTTAGCGATGCTAGCCCACAAGATCGGCGAGGGACTAACACTTGACGAGGGCAACATGCTCCGCAAGGTTCTCACGAAGAAGGGCACAGGCAAGACCCAAGAGGTCAAGGAGGCTCTGCGAGGAAAGTTCGACAAGGGCGGACTAGCGAAGGGGTTCAAGCAGGCGCAACTTGATGACTTGTGGCAAAAGATGATTTACTTCTCGGGCTACTCTTTCAATCAATGTTTGTCTTTTTCTGAACTCGTGACTGTTTATAGTAGTGGTGGGGAAGTGATTGCTGACCTGCCCATCTGTGAGGTATCAGAGGGCGACCTGGTGAGATCTCGGGACGAAAATACGGGAGCCGACCTTTTGGTACCTGTGTTGAAGAACCACAACAACGGAACGAAGAAGGTGTTCCGTTTCACGCTTGACGATGGGAGAAGCATAGAGTGTACTATGGATCACAAGTTCAGAACAGAGTGCGGAAGAATGCTTCCTATTCAGAGAGTCTTAGAGGAGAATCTGGATATCGTTGTGAGTGCGGAAAAGAAACAAAGACAGCAGGTGGTATAGCACGCCATGGAAAGAAGTGCGAGTAGTACGGGAAGAGTAAAGAAAGAGGCACTTGACAAAATCAGGCTTTTGGTGGATAATAGGGTTGTCGGCATCCACAAAATAGGAAAGGTTTACGAAGATGGCGAAAATTAAGTTAGTCGAGGAGGTGGGTGAGATCCCAACCTATGATTTGGAGGTAGGACACAAAGATCATCAATTCTATTTGGCAAACGGGGTTTTAACGAGCAATTCTCACTCGGTCGCCTACGGGGCCATCTCCTTCCAATGCGCTTGGCTCCTCCACAACTACGAGCCCGAGTGGATCGCTTCGTTCCTCGACACCGAGCCAGAAGCCAAGAAGATGTCCGCCATCGCCACCGCCAAGTCCTTTGGTTATGAGATTACCTCGCCCTCCGTCAACCATTCTGGGTTGGTCTGGGAGATCAGCGAAGACGGCAAGACGCTCATCCAGCCCCTTACGGGGATCAAGGGTTTGGGCGACAAAGCGGTCGAGCAGATCCTAATGAACCGCCCTTTCGACACGATCGAGGAGTTCCTATTCAGCGAGTCGGTTATCTACTCCAAGCTCAACAAGAAAGCCCTAGACATCCTTGTCCGGTCGCAAGCCCTTGACGAGTTGATGGACGCCCATTTCACTGGGATGAAGCACTTCTGGTCTTCGGTCGCCGTAGATCGCCCTCGTAAGGAGAAGAACCTATTAGAGAACATCGAACTTTATGCTCCCGAGGGGGATTTCTCCCCAGAGGAGCGCCTAGAGAATTTCGCCTCTCTAACGGGCATTTTCCCTCTACACGAGATTATGTCCGTAGAACTCCAGCAATCGCTCTTAGAGAAGGGTTGTCCCCCTGTAAGTGAGTATGATCCCGATCTAAAGCTTGTCTGGTTCGTCCCCCGAGAAGTAGTTGTCCGCAAAACCAAGAATGGTAAACCGTTCTGGATTTTGAAAACGTGTGATAGTAATTCGTATGATGCGCAGATTAAGTGCTGGGGTATCAAGGACGACGACAAGATCACCCTAAATAAAGTATATATCGCCAGTCTTGACTATGATCCGAAGTGGGGCTTTAGCACTCGTTCGTTGAGAAAGAATTTGCGCAGACTATCATAATCCGGCAACAAAAACAAATAAACCAAAACAAACCCTTGACAAAATACCTCCCTATGATAAGATAAGGATAGAAGGAGAGCATATGAAATCCGGGGCGACTACTGCCTAGTGAATTTCGGGCACCAAACAAAAAAGATATACAAAGGAGCATTAGTAGTACTATGAAGGAGAAGGAGGACAAATGGATCTGACAGAGGTAGCCTTGAACACCAGTGCATACAACGAACCGCCCAGTCTGGCGGAAGCAGCATGGCGTGGGTCGAAGTTCGAAAGGTTTTATAACATCCCCAGCCCAGTAGCCAAGGGGGTGAGGGGGGAACGATTAGTTGCCGACGTACTAGAGGAATGTTGTGGGGAATCTATTCTCCGTCACAAGAAGACAAACCGACCCACCAGGATGCCTGGGACGGGCAAGGGTTATGACATCTGTGCCACCTCCGGAGGTATGAAGATCGAAGTGAAGACGAGCTTGGCTTGGGGTGGTGTGGATAACCAATTCACCTGGCAGCAAATCCGCACGCTCCAAGACTACGACCGAGTCGTCTTCGTGGGAATCAACCCAGACTCCCTTCAAATGTGGTGGGCCGGGAAACAAGATATCCTAGATAACCTTGCAGGGCAAGACCGATATCGCCAACACGGAGGTAAGAGTGGGAAACAGGATTTGTATTGGATACGAAATGAGGTGCCAACTTGGTTCAAGGAGATGAGTACATGGAAATGAATATCGACCTGAAGACAATGGGTTGCCTGGAATATCTGAAGACGATCCCAGATGAGTCCGTTGATCTCGTGTGTGTGGATCCACCATACTTTGAGATCGTAAAGAATGGGTGGGACAATCAGTGGAAAAATGAGCAAGAATACCTTGACTGGTGTCAGGCGTGGACCAGAGAGTGCTTTCGAGTTATGAAGCCGGAAAGCTGCTTCTATGTGTGGGGGACAACTAAGCACGACACGTTCCTACGATACAAACTAGATGTCCTCAATAACATCGATGGGTCCCACTATCAAAACTGGATCATCTGGGCGTATGATTGGGGTGGCAGGACCAAGAAGAAGTTCCCTCGTAAGCACGAGGACCTCTTGATGTATTCCAAGGGGAAGACTTTCCCATTCAACGCCGACGACATTCGTGTGCCCTACAAGATGAAGAAGAATGTTAGAACAGGCGCAAGCAATAATCCTTTAGGGAAGATCCCAACCGATGTATGGTCTAAAAACAATCACACCACAAGTAAGGAGTATGCTGGGTGGCACCCAACACAGAAGCCCATCGCTCTCATTGAGAGGATCATCCGGGCTCATACGGACGAAGGGGGAGTGGTTCTTGATTGCTTTTCGGGGTCTGGAAGCACTATGATCGCTGCTGCTAAGTCTGGACGTTTGTTCAGGGGGTGCGATTTCGACGAGGAGTATGTAAGCAAATCTCTAAAAAGGCTTGAGAGCCTGTTAGCAAACACCCAAGCGGCAGAGGAGCAGAAGGTATGAAAGCCGACTACGACCCAATCCAAGTACGAGTACAGAAAGTCCACGAGGCAGCCAAGATGCCAAAGCGAGCATACG